GCTTCGGGTGTTCAATGGACACGAACTATCGGTCCACATCAGACTGCTCCTAAGACGCACACCTGTACAGTAATAAAGACGGCTGAACAGGTACGTCAGGAAAGACAGAAGGAATAACTCATGAAAGTTGCCCAGATGATATACGACGGAGTGAAGAGTGGCTCCTACTCCGTTGAGAATGTAGCCGAAGCAATAATATATTTGAGATGAGAACACTAACAGTTGAGAAAATCGGTGAGACCGAAAAGGCTGTTCAGTATCGTGTGACGTTCTGGATAGTTGAGAACCCCGGACACCCTGTGTGCTGGGAAGGAAAAGAGTATTACTTTGGGAGGTGGCTGCCGAAGCGTGTGGTCACTCCTATTGATGACACTCATATAGGTATTCCGAAGAAGTTCCTTGAGGAGACCATTGAACTACTGGCGAAAGGACATCCGTTCAGGGAAGTTCGCTATAATGCTCAGTTCAAACAGGAGACTCTACAATGGATTAAACCGACGAAACCAGAAAAATCTTGAAAATTCTTTGAAAATTTCCGGATAATTTCTTTGCTGATTCAATAGAAAGCACTATCTTTGTAATGTCAAATTAAATCAACAATGTCAAACAAATTAAAAATTAGAATTATGAAGACAACTGTAAACAACATCGCTTCCGAGAATGTAACCTCTTTCGTAATTAACGAAGATATGCTTAACGAAAAGAAGGCAATGAAGTACATCAGCAAACCTAACATGGTCGCTGCTATCAATGACATCTGTGCTGCTATCAAAGGTCTTAACAGCCTGTTCTCACCTCAGGAGTACACCGAAGCCAACAGCAAGAAAGAACTGTTCGACGCTTATCACCGCTTCTACATCATCTATACTGACCTCCGCGACGCTGCTATTGAGGCTCGTCACCGTGAAGAAGAAAAGGCAGAACGTGAAGAACGTCGTCGTCAGGCTGAAATCGAAAAGAATACCAAGGAACTCATCAAGCCAGCCCAGCCGTTAAAGAGCGAAGAGGAAGTCAAAGAAGCCTCTAAAGCCAATAAGAAGGAAAAGGCTGACAAGGCTCCCAAGAAGGAAAAGAAAGCCTCTGTAGAGGGTGAAAAGAAGACCACTCCCCGTGTTGGTGACGCTGAGGCTCGCCTCTCTACCTACTCCGCTGAACTTGCTGAGAAAGAGGCTTTGGTTGCTAATGCTGAGGAGTTCGCTAAACTGTCAAAGGAAGACGCCAAGGCTATCCGCCATCGTATCGCTTCCCTCAAGCGTAAAATCGAGCGTGCTAACAAGGCTCTGGGAACTAAATAAGGTTCAGTCATGAAAGAAATCCTGACATTCGTAGTGCTTCTGATACTGGGAGCACTACGTTATTTCGAATATAGACATCGAGAGTAATTAATCCAATATATCATGAGCAAACTAATCACCATAGAGGATGGGTACGAAATACGCTTGGGTCAGAAGAACCCATCTTGTTACCCGTGTTGCTTCGAGGGGTCGGTCTGCGCTTGTCGCAGCAACCTTTGCATAAAGCATCGAGACAACTATATCAGAGAGCATGGAAAACTCCCGCAGGGAGAAGGTATTTATCTCAGACAAGCGAAGTCATGAACGAAGAGGACACTTCCCTATATGGTAAGAACCGTGAAGGAAAGGTGGCTCTTTGTGAAACCTGTGCTTATGACGGTTACTGTCGAGACAAGATACGATATTATAGATGTAGAAACTATATAAAAATCAAAGACGATTATGACAAGAATGAAAGGAATGTTGCTGGCGACCGCTCTGATGATTGCGGCAGCACAATCAAATGACCCATTCAGAACTCCTCGACGCAATACAGGGGTTCGACGTAATGATAATCAACGGAAGCCGAAACCCGTTGTTCGTGAGTTGAGGGAGTTCACTGTGAAAGGTCATACGATTATGGCTTACTCCCGCAAGGACGCTATTACACGGCTGAAACTTCAGAAGAAAATTTAGGAGTCATGGGCAAGCCTGTAACAATGACGGAGAACCGCTTGGCGATACGTCGAGCGTTCCTTGATGGTAAGATTAATGCGGTGTGCGGATATCCTGGTATCGGCAAGACATATCTTACGATGATTCACCCTACATTCATTGACGGGTTCTTCTCGAAACAGTATTACACCGATAGGAAGAAAGGTATCGTCAATCCTGACTTCCCTGAAAACTATGCTCGGTTCTGTGTTGAGGCTATTGAGCGAGGTCAGATTGTCGTGTGTGCTATGCACCCGAAGGCACGTGAAGTGTTCGACAGCCTCGGGATGTCGTATCTGATGATTTACCCGAACGAGAACAAGCGGGACAGATACTTCACAATCTACGACACTCGTCCTGATGAACGTGAATGGATAGAACTTAACAAGTCGACGTGGGACACAAAGATTGATTCACTCCGAAACGCAAAAATCCCTACGCACTGTTTCAAGGACGAAATCCCAACAGGCTTAAATCTCACCGAGTATCTTGAGGGACTCAACATCTTCGACCCTGAAGACCTGCTGAATACGCTCCTACGAAAGATTGCGGTTGAGCCTGTACCCAAGGAAGTACAGTGGTGGGAAGCCCAAGGGCGGTTCGAGAACCTGATAGAAGCGGAGTTCCGCAGGGGGGGGGATTACCAAGCCGTTCTTCGATAACTTCTGCGATTCCCCAGCGTTCTATGCCAACGCCAGTCCAGATGTCGTAAGAAACTATTATATGAAAGTTGTTAAAAATCAGTGGTGGTCATGAAGACGAAAGAACAAATAGAAGCGCACAGAAGAACTTGTGAGCATTTCAATACTACTCTCCTCGGAGATGGTCAAACGTGTTGCACAGCCGACCTGCGTGCCTTACCTACATGGCAAGACCCAGGAGGCGATGGTATGGCTTACCCCTGTGGAGATGATTGTCCGTTTATGAAACAGTTTATAAATGAAGATAAAGATGAAGACATTGAAACCAATCATTCAGACGGAAGAATAAAATCACCCGTATAAGCCGACCCCAGTAGCCTGTTTTGGAAAAATTTTGACGAATTTATCGGGAAACTCTTTGGAATGTCAAATAATGCCACTATATTTGTTCCGTCAAATAATTTAAATTATTTGGTTATGGGACATAAACGAGTTTTCAACATCATTACAAGTCAGTGCATAAACGGTCAGTGGGGAATTGCTGACATAGCGTTCTCAATCACTTCTAAGGAAAAGGCACTGTGGCAAATGGATACTATCAACCGCCTCACTGAAAGAGGTGAATGGTTCGTGGGAAGTGAGTGGCACTACGAAATTCAGAAAGATGAATTGAACCCTGTCGACGGTCAGCCTCGTTTCGTACGGGACATCATGATAAAATGCGTTGAGACAGGAGTTCTCGTACTGTATCGTATGATAGAGTCTCCGCTGAATAGTATGTACATTTCAAAATAATCCCGATATGGAAATCAATCAGAATAATAAGCCAGTGACCGTTACGTTCAGTGACGGCACTGTCAAACAAGTAATCTACGACTCAATAGAGTTTCTTGAGGGAGGTAATGTATCCCTTCGCGGACACTTATCAGACCTTCCTACTGAAACGGTCGTAGAGACGCCAAAAGAGGCTCCTATCACCCCACAACTTCCACCCGAAAGACCTTATATGCGCAGGTACACGTTCCGAAGCGGTCTTGTGCGCTTCCTACACGAAGGACGCATGCGTACTGCTGCCGTCACTCACTGTACGGATAAGGCTTGGCGAGTGATGAATAAAGAGTTGGGAGTAGCGTGGTTGCCGAAGAATGTCATCAGGTGGAGTGAAATCGCTCAGCAGTTCTGTGTCATCGATGAGACGTATGAGTTGGACTTCACGTTTGATGTCAAACAGGGTATGGATGAATATCCGTCCTTATTCGACCCTGAGGATTTAGTTGTAAACGAACTCGATTAATAGAAAGGAAAATCGATTATGATGGTGAATATGAACGGTCTGTGTTACAGAACATGGAGAAACATTCAAAAGGCGATTGAGCAATTTGACTCGCCTGTTAAGTCATCGGGAAACTACCTGTTAAAACTTCAGGAAGTATTCACTCCCGGACATACTCGTCAGATACACGTCCTCCCGAAACTTGGGGAAGGCTCACTTGGCGACGCTGCTGAGTATCAACGTGTGTCTGACAAATACTGTTGGGAAATTATAGTGGCTGACGATACAAGGTTTGGTCGTCATGTGAGTGTCTGTTCCTATTTCACCGAACCAGCGTTCGAGGTCTTTGCTGACATGCTTGGATGGAATGAACAACATCGTGAGCAGTACAGGCTGTCAACGGATATCGAGAAAGAGAAGAAATTACAAGAACAGTTCGCTCTGAAAGTCCTTGAGACAATCTGGGGTGAATATGGTCACACTATAAAAAGAATACCATCATGAGAAGATGCCGGAAATGTTACTGTACGAATCCAGCAGCCTGTCAAGCGTGTCGCTCGTATTACAGGGGAAGAGTGAAGAACACTCTTATCATTGCCTTTGTGATGTGCGTGGGTGGAATGCTGTTAGGCTGTATCTTGGCTCTTCTCATGATAGGAGTTTTTCTATTATTATAAACCAAAATGAGAAGTTATGCTGGAAACAGAAACAATCTATCCAGGCGGAAATCTGCCTAAACAGAAGTATCTCAAAAGAATGTGGCGTGGGCTTGCGGTTCTTTTGCTGTCAATTCTAATCATTCTTGTGATACGGTCGTGTGATACGACAGAACCTGTACCATCTCAGCCAGCGTTTGGCTGTGAGTACGCTGAAGAACAGGCTGTGGAGCCTGTACCTGAAACGCTCTTTGACGAGGTGTATGATTATATCTTTAAGTTAAGGATTGACCATCCGGACATCGTCATGGCACAATGTATTGAGGAGTCCGGAGGCTTCACTTCTAAACTGTTTGTAGAGGGACACAACTGTCTGGGAATGAAAGTTCCCGGAAGCCGTCCCACTCTGGCTGTCGGAACTATGTTAGGTCATGCCCGTTTCAACTCGTGGCGGGAGTGTATAGCCGACTATGCTATATGGCAGAGTACATTTGCCCGACGGCTCACAAAGGACGAATATTTCGCCTATTTAGACAAAGTTTATGCGGAGAAGAAGGGATATAGCAGTCGTCTTAAAGCGATAATTCAGTCTCGAGGACTGTAACCTGACTCCGGAGAAATCACGTATCTTTAACATCAACAAATAATTTCGTATGGAAACAAGAATTAAAACAGCCTTGGACGGCTTTCGTAAATCAGTGCTTGACGCACACGGTATGGACTTCCTAATTGTAGGTTCACTCGCTCTTCACGAGTTGGGCATGGAAACGGCTGAACCTCACGACATCGACATGGAGGTCAAATGCACACCCGAACAGGAACAGAGTATCTTTAAGTTACTGTCGGACTCTCAGAAGAACACGATGTATCAGATGAAGGAGCAAGAGGATTACCTTTCCAACGCTGAACATCGTATGGATAAAGTGACATGGAAGCATAAGCCGTATCTCTTTCAGTGGGGAGACGTTATCATCAACGTATGGGTGGTGAGTGAGTTCAGTCACGAGTATGTTACACTCGACAGCGGAATCAAGTTCGCAAAGGTGATGTCTGTCATTCGTAAGAAGATAGCATATCAGCGCAACAAAGACCGAGCGTTCTTAATCAATCTCGCATATCGCTTCCTTGGAATGGTGGGCGCAAACGGGAAGAATTTATCCGCTGTATTCAATCAGGATTGCCGATAATCCGGGAGTCCAAAGGGAATGATAAAAACTATCAACCGAAAAACGACGTTATTATAACACGTTTGAAAATAGAAACAATTTTATTCACTAAATTTTAAAAAGAAATGAGAAAGTCAGAATTCGTGGCAGCAGTTGCCAAAGAGGCTGGTATGAGCCAGAGAGACACCGAGAAAGTAATCGACGCACTGAATCCGGTGATTGTCAAGACCTGTGTTGAGGACGGTGACGAAATCAGCCTACCTTTCGGAAAGTTCAAACAGAAAGTCAACCCTGCTAAAACAGGTGTGAACCCGTTGACTCAGAAGCCTATGAACGTTCCCGAGTCTCACACACTTGCTTTCAAGGCTTCCAAGACCGTGAAAGTGGTTGTTGAACCGAAGAAAGGTAAAAAGAAATAAGTCCGTGAGGATGTGATTTTTGTTTTAGTCATGATTGGAAAGAGGTTGCCTGTAACGGGTTGCCTCTTTCCTTATTCATAGAAGCCACTGGCGGTCGCTCTACGAGATTTACCCCTGTTGGCTGGTACATTTTATTCCCCGTATAGTTATAATCGCTTAAATCGTCTAATATGAACGCAAGAATGGACAAAGATAGCACAGTCACCCTGTCAGGGTTCTGTGAACACGTAATCAGTAAGACTCAATCCGAGATATACAGAATAACAGGTTCATCTTCCCTAAAAATTCAGGACGGAAAGGCTCGTAGAAGAGAACGCAGAGCCGAATTGAGGAAAAATCGGAAGAAATAATGAAGATTTTCCGGTTGAACTCCTTGGATATTCGATAAATGGACGTATATTTGCTCAGTCAAATCAAACAAGTTACGTCATGAAAGGTTCAAGATACTACAAAAATTTAGACTTCAGCAAGCCAGTAGGGACTCACCGCTATGTTGATAACATCAAAGACCGTCGACACTTAGCAAAGGTTTGCCTCGTGGCTATGGCTCGTATCAATCAAGCCGAACAGGGTACAATCACAGAACCCTATGAATTGGCTTCCTCTACAATGAAAGACGGACGTACACTCATTCAAACTATCTACGAGAATGGTTATGTAATGTATAATGACGGATGGTTCATTGTCGAATGCGATGAAGACGGGACACTTTACGTTGATGTAACAGGTGCAGCGACTCGAGAATGTCCGGAGTACGAAAATATGGAATATATCATGGACGCTGCCTGTCGCGAGGGTCATGAAGAGTGCCTCAAGGCTTTGGCTGAGTATGAAACCAATTAAATATAGATAGTTATGGATAGAAATGTAAAGCAGTTGGAGTATGTATCTCCTGAAATCAAGTACAAGAGTGGTCCGATGGATACCTTTGTTCACGTGGATTTTATTCATCGTTGGTTTGGTGTTATTGACACTAAGAAGATGGTGAAGTACGGTGCTCACGCCAATGTGGTATTCGGGACTGACAAACGACAGTACACGTTCCGAGAGGGTTGGCTGATAGGGTTCAGAATAATCCCTGAGTCAGAAACTCGTGTGATAGTACAGAATGAGAAGAGCGACACGTGGGTTCTCCGTCGTGATTGGGCAAAGGTCTTCGAAAAGATGACTCCTCAGAAGGCAGCGGACTTCAAGATATCTTCCTATAAGGACGTTCTTGATGAAATGGCTGAATACTTTATGGACGGTGACGAGTTTAAGACCGCCACGTTCCTGTGTAAAATCGAAGAAACTAACAAGGTATGATAGCAATCAGCGACAAATTAAGACATCAGGTCATGAAACTGGCTGAGCAGTACGAGAAGCCTGAATTCATCACTGACGACCCTGTACAGTTCCCCAGACGGTTCGGATACAAGTGTTCTCAGGAGATAGTAGGCTTCATCGCTGCTTGGTTAGCGTATGGGAACCGGAAAGCCATCCTCTCTACCTGTGAGAAACTATGTAAGGAAATGGAGCGTCTGACTCCCTATATGTATATCAAGAACATGGGTTGGCGAAAGTACATTGACTCGGAGGAACCCCTGTACCGTTTCTTCAAGGAAAAGGACTTCGCTGACCTGTGTCGTGCGCTCAAGGAGATTTACGATAACAACGAAGATATGGAAGAGGCTCTGTCAAAGAACTATACTCGTACGATGGGAGCCACAGATTATCTCGATGCGCTGATAAGCCTGTTCCCTGGAGTGAAAGGTATCCCCCAGGATTCGAAGTCTGCCTGTAAGCGGTTGAATATGTTCCTACGATGGATGTGCCGTCGAAACAGTCCTGTGGATTTAGGTATCTGGAGTTTCATTCCCCAGCCGTCCCTACTCATTCCGCTTGACACTCACGTCGCAACCGTTGGTCGTCAATTGGGTCTCATAACGGGTAAAGGCGATAGCATGAATACAGTGCTTGAACTTACTACGAATTGCCGTAATGTCTATCCGTTAGACCCCTGTAAATGTGATTATGCCCTGTTTGGGTACGGTGTAAACAATAAAACCAAGAAAGAATCATGAAGAAACTATTGAGGAAACTGTTTCTATACTTATTCAAGGAAGATTTCCAAAGGATGAAAGCGTTGGAAAGGGATTTGGAAGGGTTAATTCATCGCCAGAAATGTGCAACCTCTTTGGCTGAGGTTCGTGCTGAACGTATCAGAAAACTCCTGGGGAACATCGATGTTTCAGTTGATGTTCATCATCGTTCAGGCTCATGGGCTGTCGTATCTTTACAGGGTGGGAAGACGGACTACATTAAATTCGTTGACCTCGATGAAAGAAGTCTCAGGGAGATTTCCTCCTTCCTACGACAGTTTGACAGGCAGAATGTCAAGATTGACGCCAACCCCTTTGATAGAAAAATGTTAAACGAAGAAATATATCGGATATGAAAAGATTGATGATTATTACAGCCGTGTTTGCACTCCTACTTACAGGGTGCGGCACACGTGTCAGTCATGACACGCTCATAGAACTGTCGGTGAATTGCATCACCGAGTACCAAAATCGAGTGAATGATATTTACCCCAAGAGTCTGGATATCTCAATTAATGAATTGGCTCAGAAGACAGGTCTTGAAACTCGTGTTGCTACTTCTGAATACAGCGGAAAGGAGTATCAATACTCACGAACCGTTCTCAATGATGGGACTGAATATTCAATTTCAGCAACAGACCACGGGGACTTCTTTTGGGTTCTTATAACGATAGTCAATTCTCAGGATAATACAATTCCCCGAAAGATGTGTGAACGTATCCGCTCGCTCGCATTTGAGAGAGGCTTGACGCTGTCACGTAATAAACTCTCAGACAAAATTGTGGGAGGGGATTTAGTGGTAAGTGATATGCTGAATGGAGTTGTAATAAGTATAGAGCATGACTAAGATAGGTATCATCGGAGCCGGAACAGGGGCACTCCCTTCGGAGGTTCTTAGGATGGCTGAGGAAGCGAATGTTGAGATTGTGGAACTTGACAAGGATTTCTCTCCTACTGACATTCCTCAATTCGAAGACAGAGTGTACACTATTCAGCCACGACCTGAACTTCCCCACATTGAATGGTGCGAGCCTGTACGGTTTGGAAAGGGAGGTTCGAAAAGTGGTAGGAGTGAAAAGCAAATCCGCAAGGACAGAAAGAAAAGCAAGGCTCGAAAAACTCATCGACGGAAGAAATAACGTATTCTTAGAACTTCCCCGAAGAAATTCGGGGATTTTCTTTGGATATTCGAATTTATCCACTACCTTTGTTGCGCTAATCAATTAAAACAATAAAGTCATGAAAGCAACAGTCGAATCAGTATTATTAAACACGAGTAGCCGTTCAGTTGAAATCTTCGCTGAAATCCTAAACGCTATCACATCTTGTGAAAACGAAAACGAACTCCGTGCGTGTATGAAACTCATACAGGAGCGTTTCCCTGTTTCCTTCAATTCCTGTTTCGTTTACGGCTTCGGTTCAACCCATATGTGGGTGACAGAGCCAGGAAGAAAAGAAAGATTAATATTCGTGGAGTTCTAATCGAACTCCTCGGATTCCACGTATAATTATCAAACATTTTAAACAAAAGATTATGGACATTACAAAGAAGAAAGTCATCTTCATCGACATGGACGGTACGCTCATCGATACCGTTTCCGGGAAAACCTTTCCGGAAGGAGTCTGGGACATGAAACTGAAAATGGAGGTTTTTGCGCAACTCAAGAAACTTCATCCACAGGCTGTTCTAATCGTATCTAATCAGGGTGGAATTGAACTGGGACACGTTCATCCCGCTATGTTCCAACCGAAATTCATCTACGTTATTGCGTGCCTTCAATCGTACATCGGTTTGAATACGCTTGTTGCCGGACAGTTCTGTCCCTACAATGACAAGAAGCATCCGAAGCGTAAACCCAATCCGGGAATGCTTGAGGACATGCTGGCTGAGTTCACTCACAATACAGGTATCACAATCGCCAAGGAAGACTGCCTTATGATAGGGGATGCCTCTGGTCTGGAAGGACAGTTCAGCGACAGCGACCTCAAGACGGCTAAGAACTTCGGGTGTGATTATCTCGACGTAACAGAGTTCACCAACATGGAACTCCCTGAGCCTCTATTTAAGGTCATTCGCCTGTCGGATGGTGAAGTTGTAAAGGATAAGGACGGTAATCCCTTGCAGAACCTTACAGAGAGCGAAGCAACCGACAAAGTTGTATTCCTTACAGAATCGAACCCCAAACCACAGGAGCAGTTCACATACGTGCCTATGCTGTGGGAAGTCCCTCACGAGCCAGAACAGGCTCCTCAACCGAAAGAAAAGATTATTCACATGAATCCTAAAAAGCAATAGACATGGCAATTATTGACAAAGACACCCGTATGACAGTTGCCAAACGGCTGGCAAACCTCAACTACAAAGAACAGATGGACTCGTCACTGGCGAAGTTGAATGAACTGTTCGAAAAGTACATTATCGGAAAAACTCCGGACGATGTATTGAAGTGTTTCAAGACACATAAGAAGTTCTTCATTCGTTGTAATGAACCATCACTGTCATCTTATAACCTTCCGAAGACGTTCTTTCCTGAAGATTGGGGAAGTAGAGGTTTTTATATTCACCTCAAGTTTACTCAGGAACTTCCTATTGCTGACGAAAAGGTTGAAGACATCGCCAAGAAACTTTCTGAAGACCATCCTATTGTTCAGCAAATCAAGGAACATCTCCTTCTTGAGCGAGACCGTTACTTCATGGAGAAGCGTCTGAAGTGTATGATGGAAACAACCCGTTTCACTCCGGAGCGTCTGAAGAACGAATTCCCCGAAGCATATCTCATCTATATGGATGTTATAACAGCCGACTGGAATGAAAAGCGTGATGACGCAAAGAAACCTGCTTCGAACCTGTGTGACACTATCGAAAATATCCGTGCGACGCTGAAACCTAACTTAAAGGAGGCACTGAAACATGATAAAGAAGAGGAATAAATTAGGATGGTTCCTGAGGTGGTATTACAGCCACCTCCTCTTTGCTGCTCAATACGTATCTTTCAAAGATGCTGGGCTTGAGGAACTGTTCTGGAACATCGTTACGTGGTATCACTTCTTCCGTCACTTTGAAGAGTTTACTTGTAAGATTCAGTGGTATGTTTCAAAGGATATGGTCGCCTACATTTTCATTCGAAACCTTGCGGATTGGTCAACAAAATCCATTTGTTTCAATGATAAGCCGTGTCCGTTGGTACAAGTAACGGAAAATCTTGACTGTTACAAACAGGTGGACGGAGCGATTTATGAGATTTCCAATGGAAGTCCAGTCGAATAGCGTTTATTCAGTACATTCATTTAAATTGAAAGATATGTTGATATTTATCAAATCATGGATTACTCCCCCACAGGACAGTCCTTCAAAAGAATCACTCGTAGAGGTTCAGAAAGCCTACCGAGTTGAGAACATTAAAGAGGTGAGCGAAGTGAACGCTCTTACGAACCCCAAGGGGAAGTTTCGCTTCTCCATCCTATTAGTTACAGGCGAAAGGCTCTACTCTTCCTTATACGGAACAAAAGAAGAAGCCGAGATGGCACAGGTATCCGCCATCACCGTTCTGAATGCGATTGAACTGTACTTCGAACGTTTCAAACACGTACCGGAACACCATGCAACCCCTGTAATGTTTCAGGCTCCGGATGCAAAACAGAAGAAGTTGGTTCCGGGAAAGATATCGATGTTCGATACACCCGTTTACACAATTCAAATTTAATCACCAAATAATTTAGACTTATGAAAGTAGTTTATAATTTCATCTATTCCGACTCAGAAGGAAAGATTCAAAAATTTCAAATGCCTGTGGGTATCACAGAAGACATCGATGCTGATACAATGTATGACCTCTGCGTATCGTATCTTGAAGTTGGCAAGATAAAGGGCACACCTCTTCATGCGGTATCAACCTCCGGCAAGTATCCGAACTATTGCTTCACCTCAACCGCTTGTGATGCTGGATGCGAGGCTTGCCGTTCGAAGAAACTCAACGGAAAGAGCGCACAGGCTTATGAGCCTCAGTCTCTTGAAGGGAAAAAGATTTACATCTACGAAGGCAAGTTCGGAAAGGTTGGAGCATTCAGCCGACGCATCATTCAAAAATCCTACCTTTTGCCCGCACCAGCACTTCTCACCGACAATCTGATTGGCGATTTCAAAGCAGCCATGAATAAAGAAAAGGACGGTATGGGCTGGGAACTGTTAGGAATCACTCTGGTTCATGAACTTGACCCACAGGGTATGACCGACAAGGAGATTGAACAGTACGTCAAGACTCCGGAAGGAAACCTGTTTCAGCCTGACTCCGAGGAAAAACTTCCTGAGGAGAAAATGATTTGGGCTCGCATCAGCGATGAGAACGAAGACCGCACCGCTTGGGTTCCGGCTCTGATTCGTGGTGAACAGGTATTGAGCGCAGTCGGTGAACTTGACAGTCCGGACAATCCTGAGGACACCCGTGAATTCATCGACTGTCCTATTCCGGGATATCGTGTCGTGAAAGACGATACTGACCCGAAGGAACTTGGTCTGGCTCGTATAGCCTGTGCAGTATATCCGCTCGACAGAAATGACAAGCGTGAAGAACCGTTCCTGTACATCAACGAATTCATCATTCCGATAGGGTTGAGCAACAAAGATGCCGTGAAATATCTTATGGAGTTGGCTCAGAAGTTCATCAAAGGGAATTGTGAGATTGAGCCTCTCTATTGGGAGTACCTGTCTTTCCTGAACGGTGAGAAACTTGCGACGGCTCATGTTCTCGATGAAAGAATGAAGCCAGCCGACCTCGCCACTCCTCACTTTCTTGTTTCCTATACGGTCAATGAAGAAGAGGGTCGTGAATATACGTGTGTCGTTCGTTACCCTGTACGCATTACTTCGCCCATCATGATGATTCCGGCTGGTGCGTATGTGGCTGAGAAACTCAAGAAGTATTTCGGTGATAAAGTAAGTATCACACAAATGGATTACTTCGATGACGTGGTATCAAGCCTTGCGGTCATCTTATAAGGCTCTACACGGCAATCAGAGGTGTGCTCCGGACAATTTGTTCGGGGCATACTTATAACTTCCTAAATCGGCTATAATTGACGTCAATAGCATAAATAACTTCGTTTTAATTCAAAAGTAAAAATCATGAATAAAGATTTTCTTACAATTACTCCCGAGTCTGGGGGGGGGGTACGACTGATGTAACAGTTCAAGCCTCTCAAAATTCTGGCAATGCACGAACTTCTACCATCACAATTTCGGGGGGGTATCACCAGAACGATTAATGTGAGCCAAACGGCTGCTCGTCGAACTGTTACTGAGGTTCAGTATAATTTTGACAGTTTTGCTGGAACAAGTAACGGGTGGATATCCGCTCAAGGAACGATTGAAGCACGTTTTTCGAACCAATTTATTACTCCAGAATTTAGGCTTCGAAAAGCGGTTTATGAGGGGGATACTTTAATTTCTGAAGATTTTAGCAAATCTGGAAATAATAAGATTACAGTCGTTCCGACAAATACTTCCTATTACGACGTGACCATATTATCAGAGTACGGGGAACGAGTTCAGTTTATGAAGAAATCTGGTGCTCCATCTTCAGTTTCGTGTTATTACGATATTACGGTTCAGTATATGGGAGCAGGTGGCACAGCGACAGCCTCGTTTCATTTATATAACTAATATTCATATCAATGTTATAATTTAAGATTTCCCGGAAGAAATTCCGGGATTTTTCTTTGCAATCTCATTTCTTCCCATTATCTTTGTACTGTCAAATTTAAACATCGATAGTCATGAAACATCAACTAACATTCAAAAGTGGTTCTTCCTACCAAAGTTCTTGGGAAGTTACAAATCGTACACTGTGTGCTATGGAAAGTCAAGTCGAAGAATTGAAATCTTTACTTGATGAATTGTATGAAGCGAGGGAAGATATCCCAACAGCCTGTACGTCCGAAAAGGACTCAGCAGACTATCAAATACGTCTCTTAAAGGAATCAACTGATAACCTAAATAAGTTTATATCCATTCATCGGGAAGCTCTTAATAAGAGCATCGTTCAAGCCTGTGAATGTTACGGTCAGACCGCTCCTGAATGGTTCACTTCTAAATAATTACGACTATGGCAAAGATAAAGTTCATATCAAAAAGAGGCGAAAAGCCTTCAAAACTTCAGCGTGCTGGAGGGGAACAAAGACACTCAATGATTTTCTACAAAGGTGAGTCAATCATGTCTGTAACAGGAAACTCATCACTGTGCCTGTACTGTACGCCAAAGAACATTTGCTTGAGACTCAAAAATTGTGTCGACCACAGAGCAGCTGTAAACTGGGTCAAAGAACACGCTCAAGAACTGTGGGAGAAATATCCGTTTACTGAAAAACTCAAAGAAGAGGAGGAGCAATCATGATAGCACCTATCGTCATCAACCGTACAACGGTAAAGGGTGGAGCTGGTATGCCCACATCAGAATATGCACAGCTTGTTTACAAGGGGGAGGAAATAGGCTTCATCAGTGAACAGGGTATCTTCCTAAAGATGTGGCATCCGGAACTGAAAGCCGGAGTCTTTCAAAACATCAACACTTTCAACGATAAGTCTTTCACTCAGAAATGCAAACTTGTCGAAAAGAACTGGGATGCCATCTATGACCGTTATACTACTATCATCAGAGGAAAATGAATTCTCTTTGTTGTGTTTTCATATTTTGATTTATTGTTTGACGACAGGGAAGAGCGGAGCCGAAAACTCCGCTCTTCTTGTTGAAACCTGTGAGCAGTCTCCCTGTCGCAAGCAGCCGTCGTAATACCTACCTATGAAATTTCGTTCACTTCAGATGTTGCTTTTGCAAACGCTTTCTTATTTAATACTGCAAACCAACCATCTGCTGCTCCGGGAAATTTTAACGCATTATCTTCACAGGGTTCTCAAATGTACCACTACTTTGGTAAGTAATAGTATATTGAACGCCAGCCTGATTCAATGATACCGAAGCAGTTTTCCCCGATGTTGTTTGAGTATAGGAAACAGTTCCCGACCGTTTATTACTTTGATTTGCCGCAGCAGTAATAGAAGAACCATCCGTGTTCTTGCTGAACCCTGTTCCACTAATTGTTGCGCTCCACGATACATTTTCCTGGGTTAATGTTTCGACTCCGTTTACTCGTGGAAAGAATGGTTAAAGGAATTTTCTGGCGAAAATCAATCGCAAAACCACTGCGTCCACGTTATACATATATAAATTGAGAAGTCATGAACAAAGAAGAGAAAAGAAACAAGCAACTTCTCGATATCCTCGAGAAGGACTTCGAGGAACTCTCCCCAGGAGAACTCCAAGTCATTCGTAACGAAACTCGGAAAATATACGGTATCGAGGGGAAGATAGGAACAGGCATAATCCTGAACTCCTACCTGAATATGAAGCGAAAGTTCATCACCGAACTTGAACAGGTTTTGGTCTGTCCGAAAATGACTGTTAAGGACTTCGGACCATTCGCAGGACGGCAGGTTGTTACCAACAAGATACCCGTTCCCACGTTTGACGGTCTTAACGGGGAGCCTGCAGGCATTTTCTATATTGATGGATACACTTATCTCCCCGTCCTATCTGTATCGTATTTAGACGACCAAACAGAGGTGATTTGCCTATCTCCGGAAGGCTCGTTTTGCAGGATAACGACAAAGGATTTTGATTTCGAGATATAAACCGCTAAATTTGCGGTGAATTTCATTTAGTTATAACTAATTTTAAGAATTATGCAGAAAGATTTTATTACAGCAACTCCGGACTCCGGAGGAAGTGGTAGCACAACTGTGACTGCCACGGCTCCTGCTAACCAGACTGAATCGGCACGCAGTACGAGCCTTTCAGTTGCTGGTGGTGGGATGACACGTACTGTTGGCGCAAGTCAGGCTGCGGGAGTAGTAACTTGGAACTATTACTTCTCCGTGACTCCGACATCGCTCAGTTTCGTCGCTGGTGGTGAAACGAAATCCGTTACCGTAACTTCCTATCGAAAGAAAGTTATAAACGGAGTCGAAACATCAACCCAGGAAAATGTGAACTATACTGTGTCCGTAACAGGTACGGGATTCTCTGGTAGTGGCGCAACCGTCACCGCTGCTGCGAACTCTGCGACGTCGACGAGAACAGGAACTGCCACCTATACTCAAGCCACGAGTGGTAAGACCCAAGCAGTCTCCCTGTCGCAGGAGGCTGAAGCATGGTCAATCAGTTCAACAAATATCTATATTTCTGGATACGGTTCAAGCTCTGGAATTGTTACGGTTACTGCACCAGCAAGTGGTTCATGGTCAATCGACTTTGCTTCTAATGCGTTTAGTCTAAACGCTTCGCCAACATCAGGTACAGGCTCAAAGACTGTCACTATCAATGCTATCAATGATAGTGGTCAAATAGGTATGCACAATATAGATATCTATCTTAAATCAGGTGGGTCGACAAAAGATACGGGAAATATTCGTGTCCGTATACTTACAACTTTGGGCAGTTAATTGTTATGGTTGGGAGGTCTGATATCAGACCTCCTTTCCAAATGAAGATTAATAATGAGAGCCTTCGATTATAAATCGAATATTTGAAAGCGTCTTCCCATCAATTGTCAAAGTTCCATATCCATATGCAGCATATTGTAGGCTGTCGTCATTAGTGTCAACATTCGTTATTCTAATTTCAACATTTGAGCCACTCTGAACAATTTGCATAGAACAATTTTCTGTGGTGATATTATTGACATTTGAAATCTGACAATTGCTTAAAGTTAGGGTAAACGACTCAATTGAACCAGATGAATAGTCATTATTCGTTCTAAAGGAATCATCTTTCAAATCAATTTCGACATTCACGGATTGATTGATATTTACTGAATAACTATCCACACCCGTGTAAATGAAAAGAGTTCCCCAAACTGAACCCGAGGAACTATATCTTACTGATGTTCCTACGGATGGGACAGCCTCCTGCGACAGGGAGACTGCTTCTTGATTTTCGAAGAAAAACAAAGAGCACTCCCAAAGGAAGTGCTCAATGATTAGGGAGAAACAGGCTTAAGACAGAAGCGTCCAAGCCTCACGAACTTTGTTGAACTGACTGTATGGAAGAGTAGTGTAGCCACCCCGACCAAACGATGTTCCCCAGGAGTTCTTGATGATGAGACCTGTTTCGTCATAGCCGACAACCGCTACTGCATGACCACCCATGAACTCATCACCGTTCCAGAAGTCGTCATTATACGAAAATACATTCATCGCTATAAGTGCTGCTCCATTAGTAAGAACACTCTTTTTGAGAGCGTCCAGAGAGCCAATACGAGCGAATACTTCGACACGGTGTTCGCCTTTCAAAATCTCGAAAGCCTCACGAGGCATCATTCCGTCAATAGTCTTGTCAGAACGCTGGTCGTACAGGTATTCGAAGCCGATAGATGGTTCACGACCTTTCGATTTGCAATAGAAGTTGTACATTTCCGCAACTGTACAGGACACACAACTTCCCTTGCTCCCTTGGTCATAGACACGAAGTTGTTCCCGCAGTTCATACCGCTTCGGGAGTTCAATCTTCGGAGCAGCATAAGTGGCATCATTCGGATTGACGCCACTCTCAATAAATCCAAGTCCTTTCGTTATCATTCTTGCCTAAATTTGAATAGAACATCATCCTTTCCAGCCGTTTGTGTGACTGAAAAGATATACAGAACTTTATCCTTCTTTTCAGTAAGGACATACACAGTGGTCATCACGGAGTCGCTCCCGATGAAGTACGTCTTTCCCCACGAGTCTAAATTCGTAGGGACGCTCAAGCCGTGAACGGTGTTCAGGCTGTCAATTACTGAAAGAGGCTGTGGAGTCACTCTTTCGAAGAACACAGTCTTCCGAGTTGTCGCACAGCCTACAATCAGCAATGTCAAGAAAAGGAATATCAGTTTCTTCATCAGCCACCTACATTGAACCAGTTACCAAGTAGAAAGCATAGCCAAATGAGAAGACCGCCTATCAGTGGTGGAAGACCTCCGTTGAGGATAGCCTGTCCGACAGGAAGATTTTTCTTCATGTTCTGGTAAGCGAACAACCCAATGACAACGAATGAGACCGGAATCATACACGTGATACCCATATCAAGTGAGATTCCAAAGAACGCAGCCACCAACATACCGATGATGACGTACAGGTAATGAAAAGGCTTCATTTGTACCATTGTAATTGAAATTTAAGTTAAATCGAACTCTTTGCACACTTCCTCCATTTCCTCGCAAGTCAATGGTCGAACTTTCAGGATATTATAGCGGTCGAGGTCTTCTTGTAGAATAGGGAAAGGCAACCGAGTGTTCCCCGTTGGGGTGACAAAGCAATTATCGGCACTGTCACGATAGAAAAGCACATCAGGCTGGTTAGCCTCAATGAAGATTTCATCTGTATAAGCATACATGAAGTCTTCCCACTTTTCTTCGAAGCCTTTCTTGCCCACTCGGTTCAGCCCAGTTCCAGTATCTACTTTTGGATGAAGAAAATCCTCTACAGATTCCACAGGTTGCGTGGGTGTATATTTAGGACGCTGTTCACGGGTAATCTCACGAAGTTCCGATTCGAGCGTTTCAATCTCTCCTAACAGTTGTTCTTCTCGCTTGGCATAGTCGGACAACTCTTTGCGCTGTTCACGGTTCTCCTTCTCAAGAAAGAGAATCTTCTTATTCAGACGGTCGCATTCCGCCTGAAGATTCAGCACTGTTAAAGTTTCTTCTTTGCCCATATTAGATAGCATTTATTCTGTTGCTCCATGAGTCTGTTAGGAACTCTTCCATTTGAGCCTCAGAAAGTTTATCATACACTTTAAACGTGACAGTATCGAATCCTCGTTTTCCTTTCCCGACTTTTGTACCTGTATAGGAAAGGGAGTATTTGAACTGGAGAACCGAGTTGAGGTTGTTAATCATTTCTCGGAAAGCGGTCTTTAAAACATATTTTTCAAAATCTTTAACAGCATATTCCGGAGTTTGAAGTTCATTCATAAGTTCGGATATCTTCATAGAGAAGACACGCTTGTCCTTCCAACGACTTAACATCATGAAAATACGTTTGGCATAGACACCATTCATTGATACGACAGACTTCTTGTCGTAAATTGTGCCTCCTATTCCTTTACCATAATACAGAAGCCAACGTAAACTTGTAACAGGCATTCCCAGTACGATGTTGTCATCCTCGTCAATATCCATCGTAGAGATAAGATAGCACTCCCTCCGAACCAATTTACCCTGTTCGTTGGTAAAGTTGTATTTAATCGTCTGTTTGAACATCTTCTTTATTTCGTTAAGAACGATAGAGCCGTGATGGTGTTTATCAATCTCATTCATTTGTATAGGGATGAGAAGATTACCGTTCTTATCCAGGGGGAGAGTTTCCTGGAAAACTTTCAAGTCAGCGTTCAGCCAGTCAACATCACGGGACATAGCAGGTTGCAACTGTTCGACAAGATGAACCAAACAGTTCATTTGCCACGATGTGAACTTATAGACGCCAAAGGTCGCCAAGTTCGATTGAATAATTCCTTTATTTCTTTTCATATCATATAATGTTTAATTTCTACACAAATATAACGGGAAAATTTATAAAAGGGGTAGAATCATTTCCACCACCTTAAAAACAGGCTTGGCTTCGAATTAAGACTGTAAATTAACTGCGCTCAAAAGCCTGTTTATAAATTTGTCGACGCGCTCAAACCACCTTTTATTGCGCTCAAACCACCTTTTATAACCCCTTAGACCACCTTTTATACTGCGCTCAAACCACCTTTTATAAAACAAAATTTGTGGGTGAAGACTCCCCATAAAATAGGGACGACTCACGGAATCGAAAATTTGTGTATCAATATATGAGTACAATAGAAGTTTCAATAGAATACAAGTTAGAGTCCCGAACGGAAATTTTAAGAAGTCATTTTCACGTCGAAAACACACCTCACTGCGTTCGGAGTTTACAGGCTTCGCCATCTCCGATGGACTTCGCCCTGAGAGGCTGCTGTCGCAGCCGATGTTGTTAGGAGATATGGAAATGAGAAAAACTTTTGTGCATTGACAGCGTTATATTTGTGTTCGGTCTGGTTCGCCTAATCGAACATCGTCTAAAGTTTGATTTGATTTACATTGTTTGATTGACATCTAAGAAGTTTTTGAAGAAGATTCTTTTTGTTCATTAAAGAAAAGTTTAGGTTTTAAGTATTTGACAGAAATCTGGGGCATGAGAGGATGTGAATCTTCTCACTGCCCGTTTTTATTTTAGAGCCATACCGTTGAACTCACTCCTACCATATTAAAATTTTATGAATAACTTTGCTCACAAAGAATTTTAAATTTTACAAGTCGTATGGAAAATAAAGGAAAGAAAGTTTCCCTCCAGTTGTTTGAGGAAACTGCTCGTAACAATGGATACGAGGTATTCACACCCGATGAGGTGGCTTCCTATTACAAGGAAGGAATCATGAAGAGTCGTGCCAACGAACTTACAGCCGAGGAGAAAGAGGCTTTCGTGGCTGACGTAATGTATCTCCAGAAAGCCGTATGCGCTGACGAAGAGGGTAAAGACGTCATTCGTTTCTATCGTCCTAAACAGGTTGAGTGGGAAACGGCTGCTGACGGAACTGTCATGAAAGGTTTGGAAGGTGTATATCGTGACACCCCTGAAAATCGTCGCTTGAACCGTGTTGGACAGGCTTATTCTCCTACATTGGAGTTCCTGAAATCGTTGAACGATGAAACGGAGGGCGACATCATGAAGTCGTTGGGAACAGGTGTTTATGCTGATACCCCTGACAATCAGCGTCTGGGACGTGTGGGTCAGCCGTACAAGAACCAAATTCCGGTTGAATAATGGAAACGCTGCTTGAGAAATCATTGAATAAACACGATTTTCCGGAAAAGGAAAGACGTGAATTGGCGAAAGAGGGAGAAGCCATGAAAGATGGCTCTTTCCCTATTCGTAATACTCAGGATTTGAAAGACGCCATTCGTAGTGTTGGTCGGGCGAAAGACCCTGCCGCTGCGAGACGGTGGATTAAAAAGCGTGCTAAAGAACTCGGGAAAGAGTCGCTTCTTCCTGAGTCCTGGGAATAATTTAGGAGTTTTCTTCGGGAAACTCTTTGATTATTCAAGATAACGTAATATATTTGCGTAATCAAATTTAACTGTAAGGAATATGACGACACTAATAGAAAAATCAATTTTGAATGAAAGATTAGAAAAATCTCGTTCAGGCATATACGCTGATACTTCTGAGAATAGACGCAAACATCGCGTGGGGCAGAAGTACGGTTCTGAAAAGAAAGAGGAAGAGAAGCCTGAGAAGACTTCCTCTAACGAAAAAGACCCTGCAAAGGAACTTGAGGCTGTCGATAAGGTTATCGCTGCTATCAACGAAGGCAAGTTGAAACTTCCCCAGGAAGAAATTATGGTTCTCATAGAAAAGAAGAATAATTTAGAGTTGGCAAAAAGACAGGCTGAAAAGATACATTCAGGTGTTAAAGCAAACGAAGAGAAACGTAATGCTGCGGAAGCGAAGGAAACAAGTAAGAAGATAAACGAAGCCCAGAAAGAGGAATTAGATGAAGATGGAGAACTTGTTACCATCACTAACGATAAAGAGAAATTTGAGAGATATCGTATCTTTAGGGATTTACATGCTGCAAGAATGAAAAGAGGGACTTCTCCTAATCTTTCTAAGATGGGGTATCTTAAAAATTCTGGGGACGTCAATCAAAAGGGTAACGAAAAATATTACGAACTTCAAAAAGAATTTGGTGATAAGAAGTATGCCTTTAAAGAGGAAACTCAGGAACCAAAAAGCGAAAAGAAGGCAGACAAGGCTTCCGACCCTATTTATCAGGTTCAGCAAAAGAAGAAAGAAGCCTCGAAGAAGTATGACAGTAAGCGTGAAGAGGCTCGCCAGAAGTACGACAAAGAGGCTGATGAAATTCGAAGTGAGATTGACAAACTGTACGAAAGCGACCATCCGGATGCTGCTAAAAAGCGCAAAGAACTGTGGAACACTTTGAAGGAGAAGACTAACAAATACGATGCGGAGACATCACGGTTGAAAGACGAGTATGAGGCTGAGTATAAGAAATTAGACGAGGCTGAAGACAAACTGTATGACCAGCGTCAAAAAGAAGAAACTTCAGAAGAGGTGAAAGAGTCATACACCCGTGTTAAGTTTGAGGATGTTCCTAACAGTGGAAAGGTCAATCTTAAGAAATACCTGTCAGAGAAAGTTCGAAAGGGGGTTGATGAAAAGTGGTCAAACATTAAGAACATCCCTACCGACAATCTTAAGAAGATGGAGAAAGGACTTGTGAACGATTTAAATAAGAACTTTGAAGCCATCAAGAAGTCTCAGAGAGCGGAGTTGCTTTACTCTATAATGAAAGTTAAGGGGGAACTGGAAAAGCGTGGTAAAGAGAGCCAAAAGAAAGAATAAGGATATCATGCTTTATTAGTGCCGTTTTTGTTTGTAAATTTGTATCGTTTAATAAATGTAGAATTAAAACATAAAAGAGATGAAGAAATATGTTTATTCGAAAGGTGCGGAGGCTGTTACGGTTGAGACCGATGGGTTAGCAACTATCAACAACTTCATGGTGACCGGACTCATTGGTAAAAATTATCATGGTCTGGTACAGGCTGGTCTGAATTTCAAAATGGGAGACGAAGTAACTATCCCGATGATGCTGAATGCTGCTAAGACCTGTGAATGTAAAGTAGAATGCTACGAGGGTAATGAACTCATCATTGATGAGTCTGCTGACTTCACAAGTGGCGTTCCTGCTGAAGTAGGTACAATCTTCGGGTTGCAACTGGGTGTGGCTTTTAACGAAGCGACCCATTATGCTGTGGCTCCCAAATCATATACAGACCAGTACGATTACGCTGCTTCTAAGGCATCGCTGCCTTGGCTGGTTGCGAAGTTCAAGAAAATCGCTGCTGACGCTGATGAACAGGAAACATCAGAGTATCAAGTGCAGGTATTTGCCGACGAAAGACAACTTGAGTTCCGTGGAAATTCTGCTGACTTGGGCAAGTTGAGCGAAGACAAGAAAACGCTGACCGCAAAGGCTTCCAATTCACTGATGTTTGAAATCGTGAAAGACTTGGGTATTTTGCGTCCGGAAATGGTAACTTGGTTCACTATCCGTTTCATTTACGGTGGTCGTACCTATGAAGCCAAAACATACGTCACTCCTGGAACTATTTAATTATGGGAAGTAAGAAGAACCGTTCATCAAAAAACAGGAGTTCAGTGGGAGCCAATAATGTGGCTCCCATAGACGGTCTTGATGGACTGTCTCTTCAGGAACTCCAAATCATGGCTCAGGCTGCTCCGATAGCGTTGAGGAACCGTCTTCAGAAGTCCCTAAACTCAGAGAATTTTGAAGAGGTGATGAAGGCACAAGCGTTTATCGCTGAGCAACAAAAGCACGGCAGGAGAGCACCCCAGCCGGAAATTAAATCAATCCTTTGGAACCCGTCGGAGATAGGCTTCAATGGTAAGGGGTATCGCGACCCGAACAACGGTATAGCATTTGGGACTCTAAACCGAATGGGCGATATCTTCATCATTAAGGCTATTATCAACACACGTATTGAACAGGTTCAGAACTTTTTGAAGTACAGCGTTGACGACCAGAAGCCAGGATACCAAATTCGTTACAAGCGAAGTCCAGGTTCTGAGGGTTCTGACGAAAAGGAACTGTCAGCAAAAGACAAGAAGATTGTCGATTACATAGTTCGTTTCCTTGAAGAGGGTGGCGAGAATGACAAATGGGAATGCGAGGACAACTTTCAAGAGTTTACCCGTAAAGTATTGAGGGATTCCCTCGTGCTTGACCAGATGACATTCGAACTCGTTCGTGCAAGGAATATGAACCTCAAGAAGTATCGTGCCGTTGACGCTGCCCTGATACGACAGTTAGACACGAACGACCCACGATACAGACAGATGTTCGAGAACTTCCGCTGGCATGGTTATTTGCCTCGCTATGCTATGGTATGGGATGGGCAGATTATCCGTCACCCTGTATCAGATGAGTATGTAGTTTTCTATCCGTGGGAGTTGGGATACGGTGTTCGTAACAAGACGACCAACGTGTTGCGCAATGGATACGGCTGTTCGGAGTTGGAAACACTGATTGAAATCGTGACATGGATTTTGTGGGGAATGCAGTATAATGGTAACTTCTTCAAACAAGGTAGCCAGCCGAAAGGCTTTATCAATGTGAAAAACGGAAACGTCGACCAAGGAACCCTGAACGAGTTTCGTCAGGATTGGAAACAGACGATGAGTACCGTGTACAATTCTCACAAGATACCCGTCATTCAGGGAATAGACCTTGAGTGGATTGATTTACAGCAGACGAACCGAGACATGGAGTTTACTGAATGGATTAAGTTCCTATTGGTGATTGCGTGTGCCGTGTACCGTATGGACCCATCGGAGTTGGGCTTTCAATTCCAGGACGCTGCCCGTATATTTGGACAGGAAGGACAGAAGGAACGTCTTGACCACTCTAAACAGAAAGGTCTGACTCCGCTGTTAGTGTTCTATCAGAATATCCTGAATAAGTATATCATCAGCGAAATTGACGACCGCTTGGAACTCGTGTTTACAGGTATTGAAATCGAGGACGAGGCAGCACAGGTTGAACTGGATAAGAAGAAGTCTGAGGCTGGCTTTGTATCGCTCGAGGATATGTTCGAAAAGTATTCAGGCAGAAAGTTCGACCCGAATAAGGACACTATCCTTAACACGGTGTATCAGTCGGCTCAGAGCAACAAAATGATGGGTGGTGAGGGGATGAACGAAATCGTCGATGGCGAAGAGGGGAATAACTCACCTAAAACAGCGGAAGAGGCTATACAGGCGATGATGGTTGAAAAGTCTATGGAGAACCCTATTCTCGGAAAGGCTTTGGAGTTCATTGATTCACAATTAGGAATAAGAAAATGAAAGCACCAGCATCACCCCGAATTCATCATCACGTCGACCCGATGAGATATCCAAAGGTTCAAAAGGAATACGAGGGTAAAGGGAAGAATGCGTTCAACGCTGTTAAACTGTTCGGAGACGTTGTTGAAACTATGGTTGAAATACAAAAGAAGAAAAGATAATGTTATTCACGGAAGATGAAATAAAGAAGATTTTGACAAACATCGACCTCGCAGTAGTGAAGATGGTTGCACAGGTGTTGGGGAAAGACTACCTAACAACTGAAGACCTTGCGCTCCTGAAGAAGAAAGGGGTTGACTTGGTGAAACTGATTCCTAAATTTCCTTCCCATTATCAAGCGTTTCTTTTTGGTCGTGTTTCGGCTGCTGTTGGGACGAAAGCCACCGCTCAGATGACTTACTCCGAGTTTACTGCGTTTCTGTCTAAAATGGGCTTATTTGAGCCCACAGCGAGGGAAATGGCGTTCTACAAGGTTGCCGCTAACAAAACTTATACTCATATCAAAGGATTTGCCGACCGCATCAAGAACGATGTCCGAGCATCAATTTCCGCAGAGGAACTCAGTTACTTACAGGCTCAAGAGCAGGCAAAGGCTGATGCGACTTTACGGAAGGAGATGCTCGAAGGCACGTTCGAGAAGCGTTCCGTCAAGAAGATTACTTCAATCCTCGCTAACCAAATGAATGACTGGCAGCGGGATTGGGGACGTATCGTTGAGACGGAAAGTCAAGATATATACAATCTCGGAAGAGCCGAAATCATGATGGAAGAAGACCCCGACCCGTTGGTTTACTTTGATGTCTTCCCTGGAGCCTGTCGCCATTGCATACGACTATACCTAACAGGGGGTATCGGGAGCCAGCCACGGGTGTTCAGGCTTTCGGAACTCATGGCAAACGGTACGAACTATGGTGTGAAGTCGAAAGATTGGAAAGCGACGATACACCCTGTTCACCCGTTCTGTCGGTGCGACTTGCGTTATGTTCCGAAGGGATATGTATGGAACCCTGACACACATCAGTTCGAGCCTCCTAAGAATTATGAGAGAAAGGTTGAACGGAAGAGTCGAGCGAAGATAACAATTGGAAATAAAGAATATACAGTCTAAAAGATGATAATTATGAACTTGAAGAAATTTTTAGGAATTCAGTCAACCCAAGAAAAGGTTGAGGACTATCGGAAGTTGAAAGGTCAGTTGGCGAACCTTGAAACTTTGGGTCAGGAATTGTCCGACAAGTTTTCAATTCAGAAGTCTGTCATTGACGGTGTGGATGGTTTACCTGAGGAGAAGAAATCCGAAGTATTTGAAAAGTACAGAGGATTCCTAAAAGAGCACCAGAAGGAAGTTTCGTCAGCCGTGAATGAAAGAAACAAGATATTGAAATCGCTCGAGGCATACCGTAACGACCCCGACGTTGGTGACATCTGTAAAGGTATTGACGCTCTTGAACAGGCTGAAGAGGCTTATCGTGGTGGCAAACTGTCTAAACAGGTGTATTTCGACATCGTGAAGTCAATTACAGGCGAGCCGACAAAGTACGCTGACGTGGTTGCTTTTGACAAGGATGGTAGAGTCCTCGTTTTACATCGTGTTGAGAACTTTGTTCCTACTGGTAAGGTATGTATCCCTGGAGGTCATGTTGACCCAGGAGAGGACTTTGAGACGGCTGCGCTTCGGGAACTTAAAGAGGAGACAAATCTTGACCCAATTGAGGGGAGGGGAATTGTGTACCTCGGAGAGCACAAAACAGAGGATGCGCATATCAAGTATTTCCAAGTTTGGGTGGACTGCTTGCAGCCTGTAACAGTTGATGCGTCGGAACATTGTTTCGCTGAATTCATTGACTTGGGACAGATTCCTTTGAAGCCGTTTATCTTCGACCAAGGAGAGATAGTTCTTGACATGCTGATGAAGCCACATCAGATAGAGGAAGCCAAACCGCTGATGAAAGCCTTATCAGAAGGACGTATCACTCCCGAAGCATTCGTTCCGGGATTCACATCAATCCTGAAGAAGGCTTTGGACATCGAAGCCGTGAAACCGCTTGAACCGGAATCTATGGATGGGGACAAACGAAAAGTTTCTGTACCTGTACGAGACCCGATGAAGTGTGTCGAAACCATCATGAAAGGTATTAGCGGAGCGGAGGAAGTAACAGTTGGGACAAACGGTCATCTCAAATTTGTGAAGCCTCTAATTATTCATGACACTCGTTACCGTGAAGACCCGTCGACCAACCGCTTAACAGAGGTTGAGATAGTGTTTACAGGGGACGACAACGACATGATGCGTATTCTCGAGGAAATGAAATATTCATTGATGACTGGACCCATGAAAGTCCGGACTCCTCAAGAAGAATTTATGGCAGCGAATGAGCGTGGAACCGATTATGTTGGAGACCCGATATTTGTAACTTTCTAAAATGATTTGTAACTTTGTCACAAATTTATAAAGTGGAAGTATGAAGAAGCAGACCCCAAATGATTTTAACTTCTGGTTGCCGATAGACTTCATGAAGTCTGACGCTGCCGAGTATCCTCGTGGTGATGACCGTCGCTACGAGAATATGATATTTGAGGGTATCGCGAGTGACGACAGCAAAGATTATCAGGGTGACTCAATGGAGCCCAATGGGTTCGTTATAGACTACTTCCTCAAGCATGGTTTGTTCAATCTTGACCACTTAACAGTTCGAGCAAAAGAATTGAAAAGTAGGTTTTGGATTGGTGAACCGCTTGACGGGAAGATAGTCGATAACAAATTTTGGGTGAAAGGAAAGTTATGGAGCGAGTCTCCCGAGGCAAGAGCCTTTTGGGACAAGTGTATTGAAATGCGCGAAAGCGGTTCAACCAGAAAGCCTGGAATGTCTATTGAGGGAAAAGCCTTGGAGCGAGACCCGAAGAACGAAAAACATATCACGAAGGCAATTATCAATAATATTGCGCTGACGTTTACTCCTGTAAACTTCAATTCGTATATCGATTTCGTGAAAGGTATTCAATCTCAGGATTTCATTCCTACTGGTGATTTACTCAAGAGCCAACTCAAGCGTGATGTCATGTTCGAACAGGTGATAGGGAATAAGAGGATTGTCATCGATTCAAAATTCCGTATTATCCAAGAGGGCATTTGATGACTCATTTTAGGGAAAAGAAATTTTGTAATATTTTTAATCCGAAAAATTAAAGTAGTATGGTACAATTAACTGATGAACAAAAAAATGACGACCTCGTAAAATCATTGCTTGGCAGTGGGTTTACAGAAGAGGTGATTGCTGGTTGGATTGAATCCGGCTCAATCAAATTGGAAAAGTCGGTTCAAAGTGGTCCGGATGACCATGGCGATGGCGACAAGAAGGAAAAGGACAAAGACAAGGACAAGAAAGACCCTGACAAGAAAGACGGAGAAGACGATGACGACCCCGACCTCGAAAAGGGTAACGGCTGTGGCGATGGCGACAAGAAAAAGGACGACATTGCGAAGTCACTTTCTGTTGGCATCATCAAGAGTATTGAAGACGGCTTGCTTGGCAAGTTCAATCAGTCTCAAGATGACCTGCTGAAGTCTATTCCGGCTATCGTAGAAAAGGCTCTTGAGCCGATTACTGACAAGATTGAAAAATCTTTGGACGGTATGCGACAGGCGATTATCGCTTTCGGAAATTCGGCTCCTGAATTCAAGAGTGCTGGTCTGAGCAAGGCTATCATCGAGAAAAGCATTGAACAGGGTGGCGGTGCTAAGGATGAGGACAACAAAACAGTTCTGAGCATTTCGAGAGACCGTGCGGTTGTTCGTGAGTTGATTGCTAAATCGATTGACGAGGAAGCCGACCCCGAAATCCAGAAGTCTTTGCGCGACAATACAACTGCCTATTTGCTTGACCCGATTGGTGGGGACATAGGTAAAGACGCAGCCTTGTATATGTATAACAAGAAGAACGTTCGCCTCGTGAAATAATTTCGTACGAAACTTTAAATAATATACGAAAATGGATTTATTCAATTACAATGGAACGGAGGCTACAAATCCGTTGGAAAGTATGTCTTCGGATGAAATCTTGAAGGCGATGGAAGCAGGTCTGTTGACTGGTATGCAGTACAACGACCAATTGAATAACGGTGGAGGTCTGAAACCTGAATCCTTGGATTCTGTGCTGAAGAACCTTGAAAACCGTTTGGACCAGTTGGTGTTCTGGAATGAGTTGAACCGTCAGAAGATTGACAATACTGTTCATCAGTACAATCAGTTGTACAAGTATGGTCAGGAAGTGGGCATCTTCAATCAGGAAGGCGAAACTCCTACTGAGACCGACTCTGTATATCGTCGGAAGTCAATCGTTGTCAAGTTCACAGGTGTGACTGGACAGGTTACTCATCCGGGTATGATTGTCAAGACTGTCGTTGGTTCACTGTACACCAAGGAAGTTGAAAACAAGACCATCTTGCTTCAGACTATCCTTGACAAGAAAGTGATTGACGCTGACTCGGCAAAAGTTCCTGAAGAGTTCGACGGTGTATTTGCACAGCACATCGCTGGTATCAACGATATCACAGGTGGCTTGCTGGGTAAAACTTCTGAACAGGTGCTTGACGCTTACTTCGGAGACCCTGCCGTATTGAACGCAAACGGTTCTGTTCTGAATGACGCTTTGGTTGAGGACGCTGCTCAGGCAGTTGTAAACGACCGAAACGGTATCATCGACCGTATCGTTTCTTCCCCTGTCGTATTCAACAACTACGTGAAACTCTTCCACGAGTCTAAACGTGTTATCGTTGGTATGGCTGGTGGCGTTGTGGGCGCAACTATGGGTCAGTCGGTAAACGACATCACCACTCAGTTTGGTAAGGTGAACATCAAAGCGGACAAATACTTCGACTTCAACCAGCCGATTAAGTTGGGTCGTGGTAAGACTTCTGACAAGGCTCCGAACGCTCCTATTAAGGATGTTACGACTCCTGTCGCTGTTGCCGTTGACGCAAAGGGAATGTTCGGTTCTGTTCACGCTGGTAACTACTTCTATGCTGTTACAGCGAAGAACCGTTACGGAGAGTCTGAACCCGTTTTGCTGAACGACGCTGAACAGGCTGTTGGCGCAACTCAGTCTGTGACTCTGAAGTTTGCTGGTGCAAACTCTTCGGCTTATCCTGAAACCTGTTATGTCATCTATCGTACCGAAGCAAATCCGGTCGACAAAGGCATCGCTGATTTCTATCCTATCTTCGAAGTTAGCAAGACTGAACTTGCTGCTGGTTGGGACGGTGCTAATCCGGGAGAGGTTCATGACCGCAACCGTTGGATTGCCGGAACCAAGTCTGCTCTCGTTTACTTCAATGGAAGTGAAATGATTGAGTATCTGGAACTGGGCGGAACCATGAAACTGGATTACGCTATTGTTGGTCCGAGACGTTCATTCTCTGTATTGAACTACGGAACTCCGGTAGAGTATATGCCTGGAAAGATTGCCCGTATTATCAACATCGGTAAGATTGGTCTGCCGACTACCTAATAACGAGGACAATTACGTTATAATGATGGGGATGGGGTGTATGTCCCATCCCCATTAATTTTATAATCATAAATAAATTCAAAGAATTATGAAACTGTTTAACAGAAAAGCGGGAAACAAAACCATCAATTACAATGGTAAGAACGTGAAGTTCGTGAATTGTGTTGCTGAAGTCGAAGACGACTTTGGTAAGGAAGTCCTCAAGTTAGGAATCCCCGACCTGTACGAGCACGGCAAACAGCCTGTATTTGAAACCCCGAAAGAGGTTCAGATGAAGTCAGACTTCAAAGACCGTGAGGAGTGGTACAAGAAAGAAATTGCTCGCCTGACAAATGTCAACACAGCGAACAAAAAGAAGATTGAGGAACTCGAGCAAGAGGTTGAAAACTGGAAGAACGAATACAATCGTGAACACGAGGCTCGTATTCAACTCGCTGCGGGAACCGTTCCCCCAGCCGAGACAGTTACACCCCCTGCACCTGAAACTATCGTAGAGAACCCAACAGAGGGCACAGGTGAGGAAACTCAGGGAGACACTGACCCCGAAGTAACAGGTGGCGAGGGAACCCCTACTCCTGAAGAGGAAGAGGCTGCTCTACGCAAGGAATTGGGTGTAATGAAGAAAGATGAACTGATTGCTTTCGGTCAGGAGGGTGGTATTGACATGACCGCTGTTGCTGAAAAAACCAAAGCCGAAATCATCGAATTTTTGGTAAACGCTTCTAAAGAGTAATGCGAGATGGGACAACTTGTTTTGACAATGAAGTATAGAAAGAACACGGGGATGATATTTAATCCAACGGAGATTTTTTCTTTGTACCTGTACGGGATAACCATACAGGGAGGCGACGGGACTTCTTTCAGCAGTGAAAGTATGCGGTTCTATATACAGGCTGCTCAAAGAGAGGTTGAGAACTTCTTCAACCTGAAACTGATGCGCCAGTTCATTGACCAAGAGAAGTTGACATTTTACCGAGCCGACTATTGGCAGAGTTTCCCTATTCTGTTCACGAACTATCCCGTCAACAAACCGATATCGTTGACGGGACGGTTCAACAATCTTGAGCAAATTTCCTATCCGACACAATGGCTGACAACTCACCAGAACAGTTATGGTCTATATAAGCGAAGAGTTTCAATCGTTCCCACGGGTTCGGCTGTTGCTACTGCCAATGCTGAGGTCATCTTGAGTGGTCTGACAACCCAATTGGGAAGCCAGCACTTCAGGATGATTCCGGATTATTGGGACTTCCAGTATATTACAGGCTTTGACCTCGACCATATGCCTATGGACTTAATCAATCTGACGGGGAAATTGGCTACGTTCGGACCACTTGGAATTGCTGGTGACTTGATATTGGGTGCGGGTATCGCTGCCCAGTCGATAGGGGTTGACGGGTTGAGTCAATCAATTAGTTCAACATCATCAGCAACCAACGCAGGATATGGGGCGAGATTGGTTCAGTATGAACGTGAAATCAAGGAGACAGTGAAGCGAATAAAGTTAATTTATGATGAAATAAAATTCGTGGTATGCTAAGAGGTGGGAAATTGTATATTATCTGGAATGACATAAACGATAAAGTATATGTGGGAATAACTTCAAGAAGACTTTCGAGAAGATTTCATGAACACGTATATGCGTCGTTGAATCACAAAGATAAGTTTCAATTTCATTCAGCGATTAGAAAATATGGCGAAGAACATTTTCACATGGAATGCTTGCTTGACGATGTTCCTATTGAAAGATTACCTTTGTTTGAGAAAGCCTGTATTGAACACTTTGATTCGTATAAAAACGGGTACAATTCAACTCCAGGTGGCGACGGCACAGGTAAAGAAGTGACAGAAGAGTTTAGGCAGAAAATGTCGAAAATTCACAAAGGGAAAACTCCGTTGAATAAAGGGGTTCCGATGCCGGAATATATCAAGGAGAAGTTACTTGCTGCTCATGTTGGTAAGAAACATTCTGAGGAAACTCGTAGGAAGATGTCAGAAGCCAGAAAAGGTCGAAAGCCTTTTCTTGGAAGAAAGCATTCTGCGGAAACACGGTTAAAGATGAGTCGCTCACAGAATGAGCGTTTTAATAATGAAAGGAGATACGTATAATGGCAGGACAAAGACCTATATCAGAGGCTCCCGAGCAGTCCTTATATGGACAGCCTCAAGTGAGTTTTCGCCCGAATGACTTCAATTCAGTTATTTGGGCGCACGGATATGATATAATCTGTGAAAAGGCAATACGCTGTCCATGTCAGGGAAACTCGGGCAGTCCGTTACCTGATTGTCAGAACTGTCACGGCTTTGGATACTTCTTCGTAAATCCGAGGAGAACCAAAGCACTTGTAACAGGTCTGAACAGGAATACACAGTACGTTCAATGGGCTCCGGAATTGATGGGTACGGCTGCGATAACCGTTCGGGATGAAGATAAAGACTTCCTTTCCTACTTTGATAGAGTGACGGTAGAGGATGAATATGCTTCGTTTACGGAAATGTTGGTGGCGAGGGAGATGATAGGTGACGAGGTTGCTGTTTTTCTCTCTTATGCCCCAATAGAGGATGGTATCGTGGCAGTGTACACCTTTAAGGATTCCGAGTCCCCGTTAATCAAGTTAGACCCATCAGTCTATGAGATAGTTCCCGAGAACCCGTATTGTTTGAGATTTTCTCCAGGGAACGTTCCTCCGGAGACAGGTGTTTCAGTTCTGTACAAACACAGGGTGGAATACCATATCATCGATATGCCTCACGAAATCCGAGCCTCGTTAGGTAAGGATAAGAAGAGCGGACAGTTTCAAATCCTCAAGATGCCGATACAGGGTGTGGGGCGGAGAACTCACCTAATAGATATGCAGCGTCCTAATTACGATGGAAGTGGAATAATATATAACGACGACAATGATTCCGATACACGTTGATTTGAGTGAAATCGTAGCGGAGTTTGCTCTTACAGGTTCGCAGGCTCAGGAACTCGGTGGTGAGATTATCAATCGGGTGGTGACTGAGTATGTAAACAAGTGGGAGAACCTTGTCAATAGAGAGTTAAAGAAGACCCGAAAACTGTATAAGAATGCCATGTACGTTGACAGGGTGAGCCCGACGGAAGTGGTGTTTGGGCTTGCTCCCGGACAGGACGGGTTGGCTTTGGCTCTTGAAGAGGGGAAGGCTCCCTTTGACATGAAGCCAGGATTTTCCAACTCCTCAAAGAAGAAGACATCTGCGAGTGGGGGTTGGTATCTGACAATTCCGTTTCGGTACGCTACTCCTGATGCTGTGGCGGAATCAATGGTGTTTCAAAATCGGCTGCCGAAAGAGATTTACGATATTGCTAAGAGTAACGGTGGGCAGCCTGTAAAGAAGAATCAGCTTCCTATACAGTACGCACAACTTGGACAGCGTAAACCTATTCAAACAGCCGAAGGAATCATTCCGGCTTATACTCACAAAGCACCTCAATATCAAGGACTTGTACGAATTGATATCGCTTCTACTGATAAGGAGAATCGTGGGGGATACTTCACATTCCGAAGAGTGAGTGATAAGAGCGACCCGTTAAGTTGGATAAATCCGGGATTTGAACCTCGGAAGTTCATGGACAGGGCACTCGACGAGGCACAGGTGTTTGAGGTTGCTGACATGGCGATTGATGAATTTTTAAATCAATTATAAAGATGATTTTAATTGCGAGAATAAAACAGATAGTCGATGGGTTGCTTCAGTACATTCAGTATGATTACGAAAGTGTGCCGGAGCATGAGACCTTCCTCTACCATATGTTCTATGGGACGAGGGACGGTTCTTTTGACTTCTATGAGCAAGCAAAGAAACTGTTCCTGAGAACTAATACGAGTCCCCGAAAGATACAGGTAAAGATGGAATATCCAAAGGATAAAAGTCATCTTCCCTGTATTATCGTAAGGGAGCCAGGACGTTCTACGGATAAGCCAGCACCGCTTGGCGGTTATGGTGCACCCGTATTAGACACGTTTGGTGGGACTGAATATGAACGTGAGGGGTTCCGTCAACCAGCCTTGTCGAAGATTGATTTGATGTGCTTCAGTGAGAATATGCTTGAGTCAATTCTGATGGGGGAAGTTATATATGCGTTGCTTATTGGAGCCAGAAATACATTTGAAGAGGAGTTTGCTTACTTCGATTTCAGCACGAATGAATTGATAGCGGAAAACGCTTTGTTTCCACAGCCGATATTGGTCAAGAACGTATCAATAGAGGTGGAGGACATTGGTGATTATGCTTCTATCATTCGACCTGAAATTGTGAGGAGATTTATCATTGAGGATGCGATACCTGTTGGGTCAGACCCAGGATGGGTTCCGCCTCCTTTGGACAAATATTTTGAATTTTCAAATCCGTATGTATGGCTGGATTCACTGTTAGCAACAGGTGAGAGCACTATCTATTCGAATACTGATTGGGTGTTATCAGTTGGTGACGAACTGTTCAAGTTTGGTTCGGGATATGTATGGCTTGATGAGATGAACAACAAAGGTGAACAGGAGATTGAAGCGAAGACCCCTTGGAGATTGGAGTAGTATTTCTCCCTAATTATTTGTATCTTTGTTGGTGATATAATTTAGTTTAATTTATAAAATCGTTTGTTATTATGGCAAAGGCAGCATGGTTGACCGTCAATCCCGCTTCGGGAAACGGTAATGCGACAGTTCAGAACACGGGTACAGTTCACACAGGTCGTGAACAACGTGAGACGACTGTAACAGGTGTGGCGGTTGGAGTTTCGCCGAATAAAACTTACAAGGTTATCCAGAAAGGAAAACCTGAGTTCGTTTCATTTACGAATGGAGCAGAAACAACTGTTGGAAAAGCAGGTGGAACTCTGACGATTACAGGTAAAACCAACTCTTCGAAGTTGAACTTTGAGTTGGTCGACTTGAAAACTCGTGCGGTGGTTGCGGGAGGTCTTAAACTGACACTTCCTTCGAAGTACACCGCTGGTGGAGTAGAAACCACCAATAATGTGGCTATCACTGGCGACCCTGGAGCACAGCAGGAGTTTGAGTTCAGTATCACTTTCACTGGAATTGCAGCAAATACGACAATTGACGAATTGACTGCAGCAATGAAAGTAACGACCGCTGGAGGTCAGTCGGCTCAGATTCAAATCAAGCAATCTGCTGGCGACCCTGTATTCTCATTCGGTCAGGAGACAATCACTCTTGAAGCCAGTGGTGCTGCCGTATCTCAGACTATCGTTTCTAATACTTCTTGGGAATTGTCCTAACACGTTTAGAAATAATGGGAAAGAAACGGTTAAAGAAAAGCAAAGTAGAGGCACAGCCGTCAGTCATGACGGCTGCTGTCCCTCTTTCAGTTGAAACGAATGAGGGGTTCGACAGGAGAATGACTGTAACAGGTAAAATCACCGAAGGGACTATCCCCTTGACATCTTCCTTTACGATTACTCAACTGGGTCTTCGGGAACCGTTCATTCCTTTTGATAGTGACGAGCCGTTCCAGGATAGTACTGGGGAGGACTTTGGTGTATTGAAAGAATAACCATTAAAATAAAAAGATATGGCGTACAAATCGAAATTTACAGGAGCAAAGGTCGACGAACTGCTGACAGCGGTTCAGACTCAGCAAGACAATCCGTCAAGCATTTTGAACAATCTGACGGAAAAGAACATTCTTGATAAACTCACTGGGCAAGGAATTATCGACAAGATTAATTCCGTATCAGGAAATATCGTTTTCAAGAAATATGTAGATTGCCAGTCAGGTGCTGGAAAAACTTCTTAATCATGGCAAATAATCCGTATGCGACAGCGAAACAGGCTGCCGACAGCGTTGGGATAACTCCTGGCGATATTGGCGTGGCTGCTAACGATTACGTCCGCAAGAAGGAACTTATCGCGACCAATAAATTTGACGCTGATTCTTTGGCTTCCTACGGAAATAATGACTATGTGATGTTGAAAGACATTGCGAAGGGTGCGTTTCAAGTTACTCTTTCAGTTAATTCCGATGTCACAAGCCGAGGAACGGTTCAAATCAATAATGGTACTGCGGGAGCGACAGCAACAGCGGAAGTGAACGTTGGAGACCAAGTCACTGTGAAATGTAACTTGTTGAAGAGTGGTGACGTATTTGACGGATGGTACAGTGGTTCATCTAAGGTGAGTTCGAATGCGACCTATACATTTACGGCTCAGGAAGCAGTGAGTCTGGTTGCTAAGATTAATTATCTTGATGTTACACCGACCTCGTTGGATTACGACGCTGCTGGTGGAAGTAAGACATTCCAAGTCAGCACGAATGTGCCTTGGACTGTTAGTTAGTAACTATTTAAAAAGAATTTAAGGTATGGCGAAAGATTCTTGGTTGGCCGTAAATCCTATGGCGGGAGAGGGAAACGCTACTCTGACGAATTCAGGCACAATCCATAAAGGACGCTTGGAACGCCAGACAGTCGTTACCGCTGTCGTCAAAGGAATTGAAGCGGCAAAATCGTACCAAGTAAAGCAAGAGCCAACTGCCGAATATATCACTCTGGACCAAACGTCGTTTGACGTGGGGGAAGGTGCTTCGACGATAACTGTTTCTGGAAAGAGCAACTCACCGAAGATAACCTTTTCCCTTGGGACAGGGAATGATATCCCTATTGTTCTTCCTGCGAATTATACCGCTAATGGCTTATTGACTGTGAACGGGACGTCAATTCCTGACGACCCAGGAGCGGTTGATGAGTTCGTCTTTTCAATGCAAATTCCAATCCCAAAGAATACTGTGGGGAAACGTACAGGAAAAGTTTCTGTAATGGGTTCAACATCTTCAGTGACTGGAACAGTAACTATTACGCAAGCCACATCGACTTGGACTGTTACTTATTCGAAAGGTGATTATATCAACACTATCAATAAGACGTCTGAGAAGATTAACTGGGGTGGGACAGCAACTGCGGTGGCTACATTGTTAGCGAATACGGCTCAATATACATATTCCTTCACAGGATGGTATGAGGGTGACACGAAAATATCGTCCGACCTTTCATTGAGCGTATCTAATATCACAGCGAACAGAACATTCACGGCAATTGGTGCTCGGACGCTTAACAGATACACCCTTTCATTCACCATCACGCCCACTGGAGCGGGAACGGTATCTGGAGGAGGAACTTATGACTATGGTTCATCTGTTAAGTCAACTGCGACTCCTGCGACTGGGTACAATTTCACGAAGTGGGTTGACGAAACAGGTGGTGAGTCAACGACCAACCCGTATCCGGGATGGGAAATCACGAAGAACCGTACAATTCAAGCGGTCTTCACTATTAAGAGTTATTCAATCACATTGGCTGCACAATTCCGTATTGCTGAGACAGGTGACTTCACGGGTGGTACGACGGGAGGAACTGTTTCCGGAGGCGGTACAGTTACTCACGGGACATCTGTTACAGCCAAAGCCACTCCCGCCACTGGGTACAGTTTCGCTGGTTGGTATGAGGGTTCGAATAAGGTATCAGACAGTGCTTCCTATACGTTCAGCGCAACAGGCAATCGCAGCCTGACAGCGAGATTCCAACGTCAATGGTTCACCGTAACATTCACAGCAGGAACGGGTGGCTCTGTTGCTCCTACTTCGGCTCGTGTTGAATATGGTGGAGAGGCTTCTTCTACTGCGACGGCAGCAACTGGATACACGTTCAGTGGTTGGAGTAACGGTGTGAAGACAGCGAAATTGACTGTTACGAATGTCACGGCAAATGCAACGTATGCTGCATCGTTCGGAATCAATACTTATGTCATCACGTATGCAAAAGAGACGGGAATTGCTTCAGTGACTCCTACCAGCGAAACCGTTGAACACGGTGCAAACGCTGTTGGCTCTACTGCTGCCCTGACGACAGGTTACAATTTCGACGGCTGGTACAACGGTTCGACTCGTGTTAGTACGGCTCTGAAGTATGGTCCGATGAACGTAACAAGTAACATGACACTCACTGCGAAAGCCACTATTAAGACGTTTGCTATTACAGGAACGGCTCAATACCGTGATACGGACTCTACTGGTTCGTTTACGACAGGAAATAACGGTGGCTCGGTAACAGGCTCGGGAACTTATAACTATGGCTCTAAAGCGACTTTAATGGCTGCTGCAGCGGCAGGTTATACATTCCAGGGATGGTACGACGCAGGTGGCACTCAAGTAAGTACGGCTGCAAGTTATGTTATTGACAGCGTGACGGCTGCTGTTACGGTTTATGCTCGCTTCCAAAAGAATTGGTTTACAGTAACCTATGCTCGAGGAACAGGTGTAAATGCTTTGACGAAGACCACAGAACGTGTTGCGTATAACGGAACAGTAACTTCAGACACTGCGGTTGCTTCTACGGGATACAATACTCCGACTTGGACTAAGACCTCCGGAACAGGAACATTGACGGTAACGGCTGGGAAGGCTACTCTGTCAGGGGTTCAGTCTAATTGTACATTGACAGCGTCTGCGACGATTAACAAGTACACAGTCTCCTATACGAAGAATGCGAATATCGCTTCTATCAGTAAGACGAGTGAAACGGTTAATTATGGTGGAACTGCAACCTGTACAGCGACTCTTCCGGCAAATACTGCACAATACACTTATTCATTCAGTGGCTGGTATGAAGGAAGTACACAGATAGGAACGGCTCTGGCGTTGAGTGTTGCGAATATCACGGCAGCGAGAACCTTTGAAGCTCGTGGCGTTGCGACAGTGAATAAGTACACGCTGACAGTCGTGAACGGTTCTGGCTCTGGCACTTATAATTACGGTACGAAAGTAACTATCACTGCTTCGGCTATTGAAGGAAAGACATTCTCGAAATGGTCTGACGGTGTAACTACTGCCTCTCGTGAAGTGACTGTAACAGCAAATGCGACCTATACGGCTGAATACACGACGAACACTTATACCGTGACTTATGTCAAGGGAACAGGTATCGCGACAATCAGCAAGACTTCTGAAACAGTAAGTTGGGGAGCAAATGCAACAGGATGTACTGCGACAGTAACGACGGGATATACATTTGATGGATGGTATAATGGTTCAACCCGTGTATCAACTTCATTGACGTATGCTCCGACCGCTGTCAAGTCAAATCTGTCTCTTACAGCCAAAGCAAACATCAACTCTTATACTGTTAGTCCTTCGGCTTACTACCGAACCACAGACGGCACAGGAAACTATACAGCCGGAACGACTGGTGGTACTGTTTCAGGTGGTGGAAGTGTAAATCATGGTGGAAGTATCACGGTAACGGCTTCGGCTGCTGCGGGATACAAGTTCGACGGATGGTATTCGGCTGGTGCGAGCGGTGGTACGTTGTTGAGTAGTTCTGCTTCCTACGCAATTTCGGGAGTAACGGCTTCGATGACTGTATATGCAAGGTTCACGAGAATCTATTATACTATCACATATTCGGCTGGTGATTACGTGGCAAGTTTGAGTAGAACGACAGAACGTGTGGCTCACGGAGCAAATGCGGCTGGTTCAACGATGACTGTAAACGGAACGACGGCTCAATACTCTTATGGTGTTGATGGATGGTATAGCGGTTCAACGAGGGTGACTTCTTCTGCGACTTATGCTCCTACGGGTGTAACTGCTAATGCAACGTACACAGCGAAGGGAACGAGAAGCCTGAGAAGTTATACGGTAACTTACAATAAGGGAAGTTATATTTCCTCAGTGAGTCGTGCGAGTGAATCTGTAAGTTATGGTTCGAATGCTGCTGGTTCTACTGCAACGGTAATGGCGAGCGATGCTCAATATACATACGGATTCGACGGTTGGTACAATGGTTCTACCAGAGTTTCAACATCGGTAACGTATGCTCCGACAAACATTACAGGTGCAGTGACTCTTGAGGCTCGTGGTACGAGAACTACCAAGTCATATACAATTTCAGTCAGTCTTGACAGTTCTGCTGCGGGACGTGGTTCTGTATCTGGCGGTGGCTCTTATGCTTATGGTGCTTCAGCAACGGTGAAATGTACTAAGACCAACAGTCAAGATGTATTTGACGGATGGTATGAGGGCAGTACCCGTGTCAGCACGAGTCTGTCGTACACGTTCACAGTAACGGGTGCGAGAACATTGGTAGCGAAGATTCTGTATCTTGACGTCACTCCTACCAGTTTGTCCTATGGGGCAACGGGTGGTTCTCAGACATTCAAGATTACGACCAACACTGCTTGGAAGATTTCTTAATGAGTTTGGGCAGGAGTTTCGGCTCCTGCCCTTCCTCAAAAAGATTTGTGATTATTGATGTTTTGGAAAAATTTTATACCTTTATTCCGAAATAAATTCGTAAACTCTTTAATAATGATAATATGGCAACGAGTGTCTATTTTAATGGAAAATTGAGAACTCTTCCTGGTGTGTATTCTACAATCACGTCGGGCGAGAGTAGTGCTTCCCGAAATTTGGACTATGGAACTGTGCTCTTGATTGACACGGGTGTTTATGGTGCTGGCTTCGGTGGTGGTTCTGGTGTGAACGGAACTGACAAGCAAGGCAAGGACGCTGTCTACGAGTTCGAAACATTATCGGATTTCCGGGATTTCGTGAAAGGCGGAATGTTCTGGAAATGTGCAGAGGCTCTGTTTACCCCCGACCCGTATAATGCGGATGCGGTTGGTATCAGTAAGTTACTGTATGCCCGTGCATGTACGACAACTCCGGCAACGATGACTTTCGCTCCTACGGGTGGTGGGTCAAAAGGTGGTACGCTGGTAGTGAAAACTATCGACGAGGGATTGAACGCTAATGGTGGCCTCGAGGGTGATATCCTGAAAACGGGTTATGCCTTCACAGTGGAAGCCGGAACGGAAGACCCGAATGCTTTTGTAATCAAGTTCTGGCGAGGAACCTTTACAGGACTTTATAAAGACCCCATCACGGGTGTTGAATTGTCTTACGATGAACTGACAGTTGAACAGGCTGAACCGTATCTTCTGTGTCAGACTCCTGAATGTACCAATATGGCTGAAGTCATTGCTTGGTGCCAGACTGACGAGAACTTCGGTGCTCGTTTCATTCTTGATGATTCAAGCAAGATTACAGGGGACGGAACGGTTGATGCTTCGGACATTACAGATAACGCAGGATATCAGGTTGCGACAGGTGGTACGGAACAGTACAAACCGACTGACCTCGATGACCTGTTGGCTCAAATCACCGATGTTGAATATAACATCGTATTCACTGACCAAATCGGTGCGTCGGGTGCTGGTGCTACGAATAACAAGGTTATCGCACACCGCAATACTCAGGCGAAATTCGATAAATTCGTGTACGTTGGGGCATACGACTCGAAAGTGAAGTTCAACGACTCACTGGGTATGGCGAAACAGTTCAACAATGCATACGTGGTTTGCGTTCATGGTGGTATCGGTACTGCGAGCGATTTTGTTGCTTCAAAGGTACGTTGGTGGGGTGTATTTTACAATTTGTGTCAGGTTATTGGACGTGTCAGCGGCAAACCTCCCTATATCCCCGTTACCAACAAGACAATCGGTGGTGATAAACTTCAGCACATTCCTGACGAGAAGGAAATGGAAAAGGCTGTCAAGGCTGGTTTGGTTGTGGTTTATCCGAACCCGTATCTCGGTCGTTTCGTGGTCTTACAGGGTGTTACAACTTTGCAAGATAACAAAACATTATTCAACAAGAGAGGTCTCTCATTCAGCATCCAGTTCATGCGTGTTATCGCACAGTTGAACAAAGAGTGTGTGGTGAATGCGGAAATCGACCTGTTAGGCGATGAAAACGGTGTGAACTTGAATACCTTGTCAAAAGGTGCTCTTGAGACTTGGACAATCAATTTCTTGCAATCACGTGTGGCAACCGCTAATCAAGACAACTTGATACAGCGTTTCCAGAATGTAGTTGCAACCCGAATTGAGGACTACTACGATGTCACCTATGAGGTGGTGGTGAACAGCGAAATCACTAAGATTTTCTTCACTGGATTCTTACTTAAAAATTAAAAGATATGGCAAGAGGAAGAGTTTTTACAGCACCGAAAGCGTTTATCAAAATAGATAACGAGGTTGCAGGATACGTCCGCAACCTGACTTTCTCCGAGAACGTACAGCGTGCAAATGTACAGGGACTCGGCAGCCTGACTTATCAGGAGGCTCCCCCTGTGGTTTACACTTGTCAATGGAGTGTTTCCCAATACTTCATCTCGTTCAATACTCCGATTATGAAGAAGATGCTGAAGAAGTTCGGAAGCATAGCGGAGATTAAGAACAGTTTGGTTCTGGGTGACATTGCGTTCGACATCACGGTGTATGCTAAGACGGTATCAAGCGAAGACGCTGCGACGAAACTTGTTACCGAAGTTGATAACACGGGTGAAACCATTGCTCGTCTCCAAGGCTGTCTGCTGAACACACAATCGTTCAGCGTTCAAGAGGCTGGTCTTGCGGGAACCGACATTAGTGGTATTTATCTTGAACCAATCAGCATGGCAGGGTAATCCTGCCTTTCTTAAATAAGAAACGATTATGATTAAAGATGAAGTAACAATTGAAATCAAGGGTCACAGTTACCCTGTGAAGTTCCCTACAGTGGGACAGTTCTATCAGATTGAGGCGATGAAGCAAAGCCTGTCAAGAGGCTTCTATAACTCGATGGTCATGAGTCCTTCTGTTCAGGCTCAACACGCTTTGGACATGATTGACATTGAAGCAGCCATTGTAGTTCTTTGCCCTAAACTGATAGAGGACTTGAAAGTGAAGAACTTTTCAGAACTTGACGTTAGGGATTATAAACTTATCCGCGATGAATACTTCAAGACTGTTGCTCCGTTCTTCAAGGAAATTACTGAACTGCTTAAAGGCGAAGAAAGTGATGACGTAAAGAAAGAGGAGTAACATGAGACGTTCTGAACTGATACAGGGTGTGGTCAGTTGGAATAATAGATTCCCGTTGGACAGGTGGTGGCGAATAAAGCATAATGTTTCATTTATGTCCCCTGAACATCGGGAATCTTCTTTTATATATCAACTCCTTGAGTTCGAGGAAGACAAGTTATATCTAAAAGAGTTTCAGGCTGAACACGAGAAGAATAAAGATAAGTACATTCCCGGAATAGGGGATATCTTTAAGGCTCCGACAACGATTGAGGACTTCTCTACTGAGGCTGAAAGAGAAATTGAAGAAATGCTTAAATTAGAACAAAATGGCGGAAGACAAGAGAATACGGGTATCGGCTGATGCGTCACCGCTTCAGGAACTCCGACAGAACGCCCAAGCCTTGTGGAACGACTTCAACAAAATGGAAAGCGAGTTCAAAAACATCGCTGAACAAACGGTTGGAGTCATCCAAAAGCAAATCGACCTGTTAAAGGAGCGAAACGCTCTCGCAGGGGGAATGCAAGGTGGGCTTCCTAATGATACCCCGACTGAAAGAAGACCGACGCTTATAGACCCTTATACTGGGCGACCTTTAAGCGGTGGAGGGGGTGCGGTTACTCCGGGAACCTCTGGTCGTGCTTTAAATACTCAATTGACCGAACGCCAGCAAACGACTCTCGATAAAATACTGTCAGAAGTTGTACGGATAGCAGACTTGATGGAAAAGACCCAGAGGGATGACACTAATGGAGTCTTGCCAACAGGCAGCGGTGGGGAACCCCCACAGCCTCCTGCACCCGAAACTCCTGATGTGCCTACTCTTGGGCAGGGAGGCGGTGCTGGACTGTTTGGTAAAGGGTTCAAGATGCCCACGAGCATGAGTGGATTGATGGGAATGCTTCCTTTCGGTGCGCTTATCATGGGGATTGGTACGATATTAGGTCAGCAAGCGAAATATGAGTCTGCTCAGTACGGTGCTGAAAATGAATTCCAGCGTCGGAATAACAGGGGGAATCATTGGCTGCTGAATATGCTGACATTCGGTATATCCGGAGCCGAAGCCGAAAAGAAGGAAGTTGGTCGTAATGCGGCAACCCAGAACGATAGAGCATTGGGTGATTATTCTGCTTTACATCGTATGTCCTATCGACAAGCGTTGGGAAGTCAATTCCTTGATTCATTTGGGGATAATGTTGATTATGTTACGGGTGGGAACACAACGTACCATGATTATAAGATGGCGACTGACTGGTCATACAGACAGAAACAATCTGAACCGAAAGACCCAACGAAACTTGATTTATCAGGACTCGCCTTTCCAAGAACTGAGCAAGACGCAAAAGGTTGGAAAGAATGGGAACATGGTCAGAAGGTACAGCAGTTGAGGAATGCTGATAAGGCTGGGCTGGTAACGGACAGGGATGAACTTCCTACATGGGCTTCCCGGACGCTGGGGTTGAATATGACAGATTATCTGTCGCAGGTTACAACTTTACAGAAGGCAGGAGTCTATGAACGGAACACTTCGCTTCATGATGTGAACCAACTGTTAATGGCTGGTAAGATTAGAGGCTTATCGGAAGATGACGCTGCTTCGGTGTTGGCGACAACCCGTTTTGACCGTTCAGGTCGTACAGGAGCCAACGTCGTACAGGCTTTCGACACTAACTTACAGGGTCTCGGAAAGAGTGACCAATACATTGCGTCGACACTTGGCGAGTACCTACAATCGTTCAACCGTATGGCGGAAAATGTTCTTAATAGGACAGGTGGAATCAATACGGCTGGAATTGTACGTTCGATGACAAGCATACAGAACGCTACTGGGATGGAGGGTCGCCAATTAGAGCGTGTACAGAACTCTTTAATGGGAAACAATATAAGTCAAGATGAAGTCAGCCAAGCGTTGCTTTTGAGAACCGCAAGAGAGGTTGCTGGTCCCGATGCTCAATTATCGGATTTACAAGCGATGATTGAACAGATGCCGGAGAAACCTGAACTTCAGCAAAAGTTCTTTGAAAGAATACAGAAGATGACGGGTGGTGGTGAAATGGGTCGACAGGTGATGAAGTCAATCTTCCCTAACTTGTCAATGACTGACATTATTGATTTGGAGAAGGCAACCGGAAACGATGCCCAGAAGATATTCAGACGTGGTCGTTCAACGGGTGCTGAGTATTCTGAAGCGGAGGCTCGAAGCATGGTTGGGGATATCGCTGCTTCTACTGCCGCAACCCAGAACAGAAAAATCAAGGACGGATATGAAGAAATCCTTGGTGGTAGAGGTTCTATTGCTGCGGTTGTTAAGGCTATTAAAGACGAGGGTCCGATACCTGTTACAATCGTGGCTCCCGCTCCCGGAAGCGCAGGTTCTGGTTCAGGGCAACAGGGTGGCTTCCCTGCCTTACAACTTACCGATGAACAGTTGCAGAAACTTCGGGAATCTGTTGCTGCTGGAACGAAGGATGGAGCGACCAAAGCGTTGAATAATTTAACAATCACTCAAGAATAAGGGTTATGGCAGAAGAGGAAAAGAAAATACCACCATATTCGACCGATTGGTTTAAGGGAATTGGAGATAGTCGCGAGGCAGCGACTATCCAAGATTTCCTTGACGACTTGAAGAAACAGGGGTATCAAGAAGACTTGACTGTCGACGACTTCTTAAAGTTTTCAGACGGTCACTGGACAAATGCGGAGATAATAATCAACAATTATTCTCCGCTTATGAAAGAGAAATATAAGAGCGAAATAGAGCAGAATAAGCCACCGTTGATTCCTATCGGTACTTGGTACGCTATACCGAACAAACAGATAACAACCGAACTTCAAGAGATACTTGCGTCCGACCTGTTTATGAGGCAGTATAGTAGTTTTTCGGCTTTCTGGTCAGATAAACAAGCCGAACTCTTGACCGACCCCGAATATGTTCCGTGGGATTCTCCTACGAACAATGGGGAATCAAGTAGTTCGAAGCCTATCAACGACTCGTATGCAGCACGGAAGCGTGCGGCAGCGTTGGGTTCAGGTGATGAGAATAAGGAGTATCACGTTCAGATGAAGGCATTGAATATCAAAGTGTGGGTATATTCTCACGCTTTCGGTAAGATATACGACATCAGTTCATGGATAAGAACCTGCTCGACTCAAAAGGACTTTCAGATGGGGACATTCTCTTTCGAATTGGTTCCTACTGATACGCTGACAATACAGACATTTGGGGATGATTTCGCTAACCATTTCAACATCACTGATAAGCGAGGGAGTATCAATCGTGATTGGTTCTCGAAGTTTATACAGCATAATGACATGGTCTTTATACGGTTCGAGAAACTGAAGAAAGAGAAGTACGAAGACCAAGGGAAGCGACAGTCGAGCACACACGTCGTAGAGCCGTCAGAATTGAATAACAAGTTGATATGGGATATGATGGGGTTGGTTGATACCGTTTCAACGAATGTAGATGCCAGCAGTACCGATTATTCTGTGAACGTAAATGGGCGAGACCTGTCGAAGTTGTTAGTTGAGGATGGTTCCTACTTTATTCCGTTGAAATTTGTCGAGGGAAGTCCTGACCGCTGGTTCTATGGTGGAGACCCGTCTTCATCGTGGTTCAAGCGTAATATGGTGACCGGAAATTATGACTATTATTTCGCATTCGAATTTCAGAGGATTGACTCTGTATCATCGTTTATCGTTGACCAGTTGTCTAACATAGGTATCGTTCCCGACAGTATTTTTGCACATTGCGCTCAACGTCCGGAAGCACGAGGGGTATGGCAGATGATAAAGTTATGGGTAGATTCACAACTGTCAGACAGACGTATCGTTGACCGTTCACTGACGAACCCCGAAGGAACCCTGATGGACTTCTTCAATAAGATTTGCCAGCAACCTTTCGTTGAATTTTGGGGGGATACGTGGGGGAATGAATACGACCTTATGGCTCGCCAGCCACCGTTCACGAAGACAGCGATACAAAGTGTCGTTAATTCGAAACAGTATGTTGGAGTAGAGCCGAAGGATTTACTGTCGTATTCTCTTGAGTACGATAACCGTGTTTATGCTTGGTACAGGATAATGCCTCAGAATGCTTTGACAGGTAGTTCACAGTTTTCGTCATTGGCGTTGGTTCCTATTATCTTCCTGAATGAATACGTGGAGCGTTTCGGAAATAAGCGGTGCATCACGAATGATATCTACCTATCAGAAAAGAGCCTGAAAGGAAAGGACGATGAGAAGAATATCAACACAATGTCGCAAGCCTTGTTGAATGACCTGTTATACGTTGTGGAGACGACCTGTTATCTTCCGTTTACTCGTAAGGGAACGATAACGCTGAATGGGGATAGACGTATCAAAGTGGGGACGTTCATTATCTTAGAATCCACCCAGGAGTTGTTCTATGTTACAGCCGTAAACAATACAATATCGTTCACGAACGATGCAATTGACCGTGTTACGGTGTTGACAGTTGAAAGAGGAATGTTGGTTGAGTATATCACGAATGCTTCTAACAACTATTTCAACATCGTGGATATAGACGGAATACGAGCCGACATTCAGAAACGTGACCCAAAGCATAAGGATGAAACGATTGCTCCTTCTTCTACGAAGTTTGGAGTCAATTCGAGTGTGTTTAACTTCTTCTTAAAAAGAGAAATGTTTAAAGATGGCACAGATTAGAGTTAAGAAAGTAGGAAAGCAAGGAGTTTCCCCTGTACGCAAACAGGGGACAGTTCAGCAAACAACTGGGTTCGGATATGTATTGATTCCGGAGGGGGTTGACCGAGATAAGTTCGTTGACACCTGTTTCAGAACCAACAAGATATCTATCATTGATGATAGCGAGGGGAATATTATTCACGAGTGCTTTATTTCAAACGAGGCTCTTCAGAACATACAGTTTCCTCGAAAAGTTGGTGAGAAGGGAACTCCAGTAATGTGGATTTCACAGTCGTACATGAACCAACCAATGATAGTTGGTACGTTTGTTGCAACGAATGGAAGAATCCCTATGAGAAGTGATGAAGAGTTTTCAATCCTTCGGGAATGGGACAAGGGTTCTTTAAGCATTACAGGTAGTGCAAAGCGAGGAACCCTGTTTATCAATGTTCGGGGGCAACAGTTCGGAACGCTCAAGATAAATGCACTTGGCGATGAGAACGCTCTTCTTGAGGTTGGTTCAACGGGTACAGTGAAAGTGACTGCGAGCAAGAAAGCCGAAATAGAGGCTTTTGAGGAACTCACTGCAAAGATGATTGACCCTGTTACCGAAAATGAGTCGGGAATAAGCGTCAATAAGGAAGAAATGAGTGTGTTTGCTACGTATGGTGAGGACGAGGACAAAGACTTCTCAAAAACGACTATAACGGAGCAAGGGTTCGTGACCGAAACAAAGGTGGGCGACACCGATTACAAACACACGGTAAATGGAAGCAAAGCCGAAACCACGATATTCGATTGTACCCTACGTTTTGAGGACAAGAAAGTGACTCTATCTCAAGGAGAAGCGATGATTGAAATCAGTAATGGGAAAATGGCGATTATCAATGGTGGTACAGGTTTGAATGAGTTGTTGACGAAGATTGTGGATTCGATAGCAACATTGACAGTTTCAACGGCTGTTGGTCCGAGTGGTACACCGTTACCACCTACAATCCAGAAGACAACTGAATTGAATACTTTATTGAAACAATTCTTTAATAAATAAGAGATTATGCCATTAAATAAAACAGCACTCGCACAATCAATATTGAAATTGATGACAGACGCGAGAAAGGAAACCGAGATTGATGATAGTAAGTTCGCGAACGGGTTGGCAGACGCAATTGACGCTTTTGTCAAGACGGGTGAGGTTCAGGCTGGAATCCCTGTTTCGACCGCTGGTTCTGCTACTGCTCAGACAGGTGCTACGACTGGTCCAGGAAAAATATTGTAACGATTTACTATATTTGTAGAAAAATTTAAAGATATGTCTGCATTAGATACAGTTATGAACATGGCGAAGTCAATCGGGGGACAGGCTCTTGCGAGCCTGTATCCCAACGACTTCGAATGGTACATGGTTGCTTTGGAACTTGCGGATAGTGATGACAATACGATAGATTATCTGACATTCCCTATTATGCCGGATTCTATCTCAAAGACTGAACCTACTCGAACGAATATCAAGAAGTCAATGGCTGGAGTAACAGTATTGTCGACTCCTTCCTATTCGCCTCAGGAAATTAACATCAAGGGGAGTTTCGGTCGTCAATTCAAAATCCTGATAAATCCAAAGCCAGATGTGAGCATTAACTCTTCAAGTAAGAGTGTGAGTGCTGGGAAATACCACCTGTTCGACATCACAAAGAAAAGCGGTTCAATTTCGGGACTCGCTTTTTCGAACTTTAATCTGAACGTCAAGACGGGTTATGGTGTGATGAAGATATTACAGGCTATGGCAAGTAAGAGTGTGGGTCTTGACGACAAGGGCAAGCCGTTGCGTCTGTACTTCTATAATATGGCACTCGGGGAGAGTTATCTTGTGGCTATTCCACCGAGCGGAGTACAGTTTTCTCAGGACTTGTCGAAAAACATGATTTGGAATTATAATCTGACGTTGATAGCGTTGGCTCCGCTGGAAGCAGTCTCTAACAAGAATAACAAATCGTTGCTTGATAAGTTACTTCCTTCGATGATACAGACGGGAGTGAGTGAGGTCGCTTCAGTTGCCACAGACGCTTTGCAACCTGTAACTGAAACAGTATTGGAGGGATGGTTATGAGAGACGCATTAGAGACCTTTAAGAAGCAAACAGGGTACGACATTCAGTCGTTCTTTGAGTCGTTTGCGTTGTTCGCGAATTCCTACTATCCTCTGATAGTTGCATACTATACAGGTCAGGACGATATTGATATCGGGAATTCATTCGGACGGCTTGATACGCTGTTAAAACAGTCACGAGAGATTGAACCCCTGTTCACGCTCAAGGCAACAGGCTTGGCGAGAGTAGATTCATGGGAGTTGCTTGATATGTTCACGGAGTGTCAAACGAAGTTGTGGACGATAGATAATTCATCACGATGGTTGCGCTCGGCTATCATTGGACGGTACGGTATGAACGTTGCACTTCAGAGGGTTCTCAAGACTCGTGAGACGTTTGAGAATGTATCGTCACAGTTAGGTTCGAACAATCCTCAGGATGATTGGGTTGATATCGCAAGAAACAACTTGGTAGAGGAAGAGGACTACGATGCTAACAAGGGTGGAGGAATGTTCAAAATCAACATTCGTACCACAGGGAATTTCAACATTCCTAACATCGTTGATAATCTTGATTCCGAGAAGATACTCGGAAAGGATATTGACAAGAACTTTCGGTTCGAAAATGACGACTTGGCGACACTTGAATACGAGGCAGCGATAGGACAGGCACTTGACACTATCATCAATTCGTTGAAAGGTTCAATTCCGGAGTTCCCGGATTATGGGCTTCCTAACGAGGCAATCGGTAGTTCGGTGAACGCTATACAGTATCCGTCCCTGTTCAAACATCTTGTCAATATGTTCCAAAGGGACGCTCGTTGGGTTGAGGTAAATCTTCTTGACCTGTACCGTAAAGAGGACGCAATCTTCATGAAGATACAGGCGAAGACAGTCACGAATAATTTCCTTGTAACAAATATTCAGATATGATAACGAAAGTAAATAACACAATCTCATTCCTGAAAAATCTTTGGGTCGAGACATTTTTGAACAAAACGGATAAAGTGTCAGATATCACCGACAACTCCGTTTTGAACGCTGCCGCATATGCGACGGCAAAGGTTGCACAAAAGGCAATAAAAGACGTGGCTATCGTAGAGGCTCAAATCTTTCCAGAAACGGCTGCTGGTGATTACTTGGATAGAGCAGCCTCACTGTTTGGAGTGACGGCTCGTTACGGAGCGTTGGGTTCTTCTACGTACATCAGAGTATATGCTGAGCCAGGAACAACGTACACGGCTGGAGTGAATACCTTTGTGAGCACAAATGGCGTTCGTTTCGCCATCGAAAACTCTCTTACAGTTGGCGAGTCGGGGTATGGTTATGTAAAGGTGCGAAGCGAGGCAATAGGACTGTTTACGAATGTTGATGCGAACAGTATTACGACCGTGAACCCTATCCCGCAAGGGCACTACGAATGTACGAATGAATACTATGCCATTGGCGGTCGTGACAAGGAGAGCGATGAAATGTTCCGGAGACGTATTCTGAACCACCAGAACGTGTATGCCACAGCGACGATTGAGAAACTGACTCAAATCTTCCAGAATTTCGATAACAGAATCCTCAAGATTATGTTTGTAGGAATCATGGAAGACTCGTTCATTCACATACAGTTGGCGACACAGAACGGTCAAGAACTTTCCTACGCAGAGTTGAAGACATTGCTTGAAAAAGCGACCCCCTATTTTGGAATTGGAGACATGATAGTTTCCGGGAAGTTGATGGGTATCAAGTTGGAGAACGCTACGTGGTATGAAGTTGGAGGGGAAGACGGTGTTGATTTCCGTTGTGAATTGGAGGCTGGCTACGATACGGCAACCGTTCGAAAGAATATACAGGTAGGAATGACGAAGTATCTTGACTTCCGTTTCTGGGAGCCAGGACAGCGAGTTGAGTGGGATAACCTGTTAGAAATTGTAAAGAACACAGAGGGAGTTCGTTACGTTGCGTCAGAATGGTTCAAGCCGTCAGTTGATGAGCCTGTATCAGATTTCATGCTGCCGAGGATTAAGAAATTCATCATGAGGGACTTGGAAGGAAACGTGATGTTTGACGAGTCGAAAGAGTTCTCTCCGGTGTTCTATCCCGCAAATTAGAGTTGTTTCAAGAGATAAAATGCAGTATTTTTACGGTGAATATTAAATAAGGAACGATATGGAAGGTTTGGAAATAAAATTGAAAAGACAGGAGTTTTCTTCGACGGCAACCATGGGAGTCATGAGTGTCAACGGGTTGAGAATTGCTGATACGCTTGAGGACTGCCAAAGGAAACTTCCTGAGACCTGTCCCTATACTCCAAAGGGGAAGTCATGCAAGTGTCCGGAAAAGGTGTACGGAGAAACCTGTATTCCTCCAGGACGTTATAAAGTTATCTATCGGTATTCTCCGAAATTCGGAAAAGAATATCCTGCTCTTGAAGACGTGCCTCACTTCTTGGGGATACTTATTCACGCAGGAGCTAATCCAGGACATACCGAAGGATGCATTTTGACAGGCGACAGGGTTCCTGGAAGGGAACAACTGAGGAACCAATTTAACGTCACTGATAGGGTCAAGAAACTTGTCCGTGAAGCGATTAAGGCTGGGCGGAATGTTTGGATAACCATTGAATAATAAAGATATGAAAAAGATTTCGAAAGTGGCTTTTATGCTGGTGGGAATAGTTCTTTTGGTTGCTGCGTGCAGCCGAAAGATTTATATTCCCGTAGAGAAGACTGTTACAGTAACGGAAACAGTACGGGACACAGTTGTACAGGTACAACTTGAGAAGGAATATATGAAAGTAATCACACCTGATACGACAAGCACGGTTGAAACGAAATACGCTCGTTCAACCGCAACATATCATGGGGAATCGGGTTTGCTCGAGCATGATATTGAAAACAAGCAAGACAGTATTCCGGTCAAAGTAGTGTATAAGGATAGGGAAGTTATCAAGGAAGTTCCCGCTCCGTATCCTGTTGAGGTCGAGAAGAAAGTTGAGGTTCCGAAACGTATGCCGTTACGGTGGTGGGAAAAGATATTTTTCTACGCAGGGATAGCCACTGTTGGTGGAGGAATCTTTTGGCTGATAAGAAAATTTAAGAAGTAACGATGGCGACAATAAAGTTTAAAGAATTTCCTCGAGTTGGACAGGGGTTTACGGTTCACACCCAAATGATTCCACCTGCGGGATTGGTAACGGTTCTGAGGGCAGCACGTTCTGACCAGCAGAGCCTGTTCCGCTATTCAAGGGATGGGGGTGAAACGTACACCGAGTGGATAACTTTGACGAAAGAAACTTTCAGTGAACTGGGTCGGCTCACTGACAGTTGTGATTTGGTTCTTGACTACGTGACGAAACCGTATGTTAAGACGCGAGCCTTTATTGACCCATACGCTGACCCACTATCAACTACCATTTACGATAAGACGATTTTTAAGACGTTCTTTGACAGCAACGACCCACAGGTTCTGACGTGGGCGGTAAATGTCTTAGAGAAGCTATTTGAGCCTGGAATAGTCCCAATGTATGTGAGTCGTAACAACCAAGACGACTATAATACATTCTTCCTCACGATGACCCACTATTTTGCATTTGTTGTAATCTATGCACGAAACTATCGTCAGTTGGAGAACAGCGATTTGCTCATGAAGGAATTCATCGAAGGATGGGGGTTGGTGTATGAGAATATTGATACACTTGACCAGCGTCGTTACCTGTTCAATAATTGGATTCAAGAATTCTACAAGAGAGGAACATATCAAGTCGTAGAAACGGGTGGAACGATAGAGGGTGAGTTGAGACGGTTGGTAGGCTACGAAAAGCCGAATGAGTTCATCTTCGGAGTGTTATCCCCACAGAACGTGGGTTGGTGTTTAGGGTGGAGTTCTCCTACTTGGTATGGTACGGAAACTGTTAATGCCGTGTCAAAGGGTTGGGACTATGGACCCGACTATGCCGGAGATACATTCAGCGACCTGATACAGTTTGACCAAGATGAACTTCAGATGAAGCGTACAGGTGCTCCCGAGACGAATGAGATTTACACAGTTTATCCGTGGCAGATTTATACAGGGGAGGACGTTCCGGCTGAGTTTTCGGAGTCGTACACTATCGGAGTTGGACCATTGAAGGATTACCCTATACTCGGTGCGGTGAAACGAAAATTCATCGATAATATGTACGTTTTCCAGCCGACAGGTGGGGGAAGAGTAGGTATATCAACCGAAGCCGATAAAAGTAAGGCGATGGAGGTTTATCCCGGAATGGACTACGAAGTGACTGTATGGGTGAAGGCATTGAGTTTGGGGAACCAGAATATTGAGTTTGGGGTAAACTGTTACGATGCGAATTTCAACCTTATCAATCAGGTGCGTATCACCGATTGGCGGGAGACAAACAGTTTCTTCATGGGTTCCCGTTATCAGAGTCCCTGTAAGGTTCCAGGAATATACTACCGATTGAGGGGTATCATCTATAATGTGCTTGAACAGAAAGACGAAAGCCTGTATTTGAATTTTGAGAACGGAAGACCGCTTCGCTTCATTGGTGATGTGAAGTATATGGCTCCTTATATCGTTCAGGACAGGGATTCAATTTCAGCGGACATTCTTATTGCCGGAATAGTTCTTAAACCGCTTGACCTCCCGTTCTCACAGGGGTATCTGGGGCAGAAGAACGTGATAGCAATGTATGCCCAAATCAAGTCAGCAAGAACGAAGAACGATATCGAAGAGTTCGTGAGACGATACCTTGTATCGTACAAGAATGTCGTGTCGTACACGTGGTTGGATTGGGTGGTACGGACTTCCTACTTCTTGACGTTCAATGTCAAACGAGAACTTGACGGGCAACCTGTACAGGGTGCGCAAGTAGAGTTGAGTAACGGGTTTATTTCATCGACGGACGCCAATGGGTATGTTCGTTTCGAAGTGTCGATGAATGAGGTTATCCGTTATACTATCACCGCCAAGGGAATAACCCAGACTGGGGAAGTAACAATGGATAAAGACAAGACGCTTGACATCACGATGAACTTGCCTCTTGACGTAAACATTGAAATCGTTGAACCAGGATGGGGAACCGCCACAGTTGAGGGAAGCCGTTTGCCGAGAACGGAAATCACGCTTACTGCTACTCCGAGTGATGGATATACGTTTAAGAAATGGAACATTATCACAGATGCTACGGAAGACGTTCGGAACCCGACTCAATATTGGGTTGGTGACCATGACCTCGACATTCAGGCTATATTCGAGCGCAACAGCGAATTGACATTCACTCCGTCTGCGGTTGAGATACCAGCAACAGGTGGTATTCAGACAATCGTTGTTTCTGCCTCTAAGAAATGGGCACTCGACCCATTACCTGAAAATTGGGCAAAGGTTACACCGATGTCAGGTGATGAGGGTGAAACTCCGATAAGAATTGAAATTGACCAACAGGGATAAATAAATATTTGAAAATATGAGTAAGATAAACATTCACAGAGGTACGTTCTTAGAGAAAGAACTCACACGGATGATAGGCTTCTTGAACGAGAAGCCTGAAGTTTCCGCAATCTTCGCTGCCTCTCTTTCCTTCGGGTTGGTATCTCCTGGAGGAAAGGCTGGTTCAGCGTTCAAAGTGACGGCTTCCACAACTCTGGGAGCGATTAACATGGTGGGAGGATATGTGATTGGCTCTGACCTGAAAGGGTACAGGGTCGACAATCAACTCGACCTCCCTGTTCCTAACGACCAGAAGTATTATTGGCTGAAAGTCGGTCCCGACTCACACAATTACGAGAATGGAACTGTTCAGGTTGATACGTCAGGAAACGTGTCAGGAACTGTCAATTTCAATGGAATCGTACGAGGTCAGAGTTCTGGCGTTCCTACCTGTATTCGTTTCGTAAAGGAAGACGGCTCACAGCCATTGAACAATCAGGTGTATCAAATCGTTGATATCATCAATAATAACAACATCGTTCTCTCAAGCGGTGTTGCGTTTCAGGCTGAGACCCAGTTACGGGTAATCGTTCTGGGAAGCGTTCCTATGGGTCGTAGGTTCACCGATGAACAGTTGGAAGGATTATATACCTTTGACACGTATAAATTAACCTTTGTAGAGGAGCCATCGGCAGGTACAATGCCTCCTAAGAATGCGAATGAGTATTATATCGCTCGTGTCCGTAATAATGGTGGTTCGGTTACAATTCTTGACGAGCGTACACAGTATTGGACGCTGGGCGGTTCAGGAGGTTCGGGTCAGACTTATACAATCACAATCAACCCAACGCCAGCCGATGCACAGGTAATCATCGATGGTGTTATCACAAACAGCGTTGAGGCAATAAACGGTCGTACATTGATTTGGTCGGTATCAAAGCCAGGATACCTAACCCAAACGGGCAACTATACCGTATCGGGAAAGAACGAGACCTTAAACATCGTGTTGGAAGTCGACCCCGACCCTGTACAGGATGTCAAGATAACCGTCAAGACAGCCAGCGGTGGTACAACTCAAGGAGCCGTTTCAATCAACAATTCAGCAACAATCGACAAGGCAGAAGAGTCAATATCCGTGCCTATGGGTACGACTGTACAGATATGCGCTCAGGCTGCTGCTGGTTACAAGTTTGCTGGATGGTTGCGTAATGGTAATGCTCACAATCAGACAGCCATTCAGGATATCGCTGCTCAGGCTGATACGGTGTACACAGCAACATTCGTTGAGGATACCGAGGAAGACTTCTGGGACTTCGAAACTAAGACTGCTGACGGAGGATATGAACTGTTTACCGTACCGACTCAAGCCGGAACTGGTGAATACGAGGGTGTAATGGTAAAGGTCAACGAAAATTCATAAGGATATGCAACTTTATTATACTACAACATCAGGGTACAATGGTGAACAACCCAATCCCGAACGTTCACTTGGAGGATTCAAATCCTCCACCCCTGTTTCGAATGACGACTTCAGTAACATCTTTGATGAAATATCATTGATGACGATGAAGTCCGGAAGGGATGAATATCGTGCCATCGTCCTCAAGAATGAGTTCGATACACCGTGTACGAATATCACAGTGAAGATAAGCCGTCAAGAAGGAGCGATTTGTTCCTACAAGATGGCTGTCGGTGCGATGAATGTAGTGAACAAATACAACCAGAAGTCTATGGAGAATGTCATGGCTCCTACGAATAAGCCGTTCAGGGCACAGTTTATTGACATGACCGAAGACGCTGTTTTGGAAGTAGGTGATTTAGAGGCTGGTGCGGAAATAGGGTTGTGGCTTTGCCGTCACGTTGATACCGAGATTGCCAAGCAACAGTACGATGATGTATGTGAGCCAGACCCAGCCGACCCGACGGGAAGACGTTATAAACCTGTAACGCACCCCCAACAGGAGTCAATTGATATGATTGTCGACTGGGTGTAACAACGGAGAGGGAGAAATCCCTCTCCCTAAATTAAAGATGATTATGCTATATTCTTATAATGAAACTTTGAAGATAATTTTGCGGATATACGAGTATCTGCAAATGAGAATGAAGGAACAGCCCAGAACGCTCAAGATGAATAAACCTTTGCATCGTTCTGCGGTTGTTTCTTTCATGGAAACTCTTCCCCCGACTGCGGGAGCGGACTTCATTTGGAACTTCCTCCTATTTCAATTCTATGTCTTTGTGGGTCAAGACCATGAACGTAAACCGATGCCGAGTTGGTTTATGGGGAAAGAAGCATGGAGACGTTGGAATGAGTATTCTGATGAAGCAAAGTGGCATGCAAGGGATTGGGCACGTGAAAAGAAGTTGGTGAACCCTGTCAAGACAAACACTTATGAAGCGGTATCGGATGACGTGTTTCGCAGGGAACGGTTGAGAATGTCAAGAATATCGGGTCCGAATTTCTGTGAAGCGAAGTTCGGGAGTAGTCCCTACAATCCGAAGGATGAAATCTGTTACACTTGTCCGTTCGAAAAAGACTGTAAGATATTATTTGGAACGAAGGACGCCAGCGGGAAAAGCCTGTACGAACAAATCTCGGAAAGTGCTGAAAAGAAGAGTGCTACGGAGACACAGCAATTACAGGGTTCTCACGTTACAATAAGGGAAGTATCACGTATGACAGACTATGGCGAAGACGACTGAAAAATATCAGATATGCAACGGGTGCGGAAAACATCGGTACATCACGAACCGAACAAAGTGCCTGTGCGACGACTGTAATTATAAAAGGCTTCACAACGGGAAGTCACGATTTGAGGTACGTGCTGAAAGGAGTAAAGCAAAGAAACCTAAACTCCGACCAGCAACGGGTGAATTGGCTCTCTTTAAGGAAATATGGTCGGAGCGTCCTCACATTTGTACGCATTGTGGGAAGCGTCTCTTAGAACCGCTTAAACCGATTTATTTTAGCCACATCAAATCAAAGGGTGCATATCCCGAGTTAAGGCTGGTAAAAAGTAACATCGAACTGACTTGCGAAGATTGCCACACGAAGTACGAATTTGGAGCGAGAAGTTCAGTTTGTAAAGACGAGTAATAATTATTAAATTTGTAACCGAAATGGATGAAAGAATAACAGGTATCCTCGTGAGGCTTTGCTTGCTGTTTGGCGCGAAGCGGTTGGCTGACCTCCTAACAGTATCAGAAGAGAATTCGGAGACCGAGGAAAAGTTTCTTGAGGCTTTCACGAGGTTCATTGAGAAACTTGAAAAGAAGTTCAACTCAAAAGTTTTTCAGTTTCACGATAGAACCAACCAAGTTCTTATTAAGTTCTATGTCATTCAATGCCGAGGCGACATAACGGTTGAGGGCGAGCCTACAATCGTGCTGAACGATTTCCCGTTGGGGTTAAAGGGTGAGAAGAACCCTGTCGTCAATTTGACGCTGGTGTACGATGACATCGAAACTCGCGATAAGGATTTAGAGGATTTGAAATTTATGATTTCTTAAAATAAAGACGATTATGACTGGATATATTTATATGGTGACTTGCTCCGAGACTAATAAAGTTTATATTGGTCAGGTTACTCATGAATATCATCGAAGATTTAATCGGCATATCCGGACGGCATTTAAAACAAAGAAACGAATAAAGGACTGTAAGTTTTATCGAGCAATTCGAAAATACGGTAAAGATTCTTTTTCTGTTGAATGCCTTGAAAAGAAACCATTTCAAAATTTAGTTGAATGCGTGAAATGGTTGGATGAAAGAGAAAAATATTGGATTTCTTTTTACGATTCCTATAAGAATGGTTATAATTCAACTTCGGGTGGTCGAAGTGGGTATGAGTTTACTGAAGAAATTCTGTATAAAATGGGCTCAGGAAATAGAGGCAAGAAACAATCTGAGGAAGAAATAGAAAAGCGTATTTCCCCATTAAGAGGAAGAAAACAGTCCACAATAGAAATAGAAAATAGAGCAGAAAAACTTCGGGGAAAGAAGAGAACTCTTGAACAGAGGAAACATATTTCTGATTCTCTCAAAGGTAGGACTGGAGTTGGAAGGAAAGCAGTTTACCAATATTTAGATGGAAAGTTGCTGAAAACTTTTGATAGTTTAACTCAGGCTGCTTTAGAAACTTCTATTGGAATTGGTAGAATAAATCGCTGTTGTTTGGGGAAGATTATAAGTGTTGATGGATTTGAATTTAGTTACAAATTAAAATAGATTTTGATATGAAAACGACTGCAAATTTTATGGTAGTTGCGGATACCGAAACAGGAGGGTTGCCTTGTAAGGCTTCTAAAGGGAAGCCAGAAAAGAAGGCTTTTTTCGATGTTCCATTGTGTGAGGTTGCGCTGGTTGCTATTGATTTAGTCAACTTGAAAATAGTTGATGAATATAGCGAAATAATTTCACCTTATAAAGATGGGTTAGAATACAGCCCAGAAGCCGAAAGAGTTCATGGTTTATCATTGAAGCATCTTACTGAAAATGGGGAAAGTGTCAAAAATGTTTATCAGTCCGTGAAATCATTTTTGACGAAGTATAAAAATCCCCGTGTGGGCACAATTTTGTGTGGACACAATTTTCAATTATTCGATATTCCGTTTTTCGAAGGACTCTTTGAGTTTCAGCAAGATAATTTATGGGAATATGTTAAATTTGTTGAAGATACAATGAAATTAAGTTGGTATCGTGCCATTGAGCAAGAAAATTATAAACTCGGTACGTGCTGCCGACTGGAGGGTGTTGAGTTGGTAGATGCCCACCGTGCGTTGGTAGATACCCGAGCAAACGCTCAACTCATGCTGAAGTACATTGAGCACATGAGAGGCACAGGGGGTTCTTCGCCTGTGGCAGCAATTTCATCTACAAGAAAAGAGTCAAGATTTAGAGAAAGGTTCCAATTGGTATGATACATTTTAATGAAGATTTAAAGTTGTCGTACAAACAGTTGGACACGGTGTTCTCTACTGCGTTCAACGTGCTTGAGTCGTTACCACCTGTGGCTATCAATCAATTGGTTGGTGGCTATGGTGGTGACGTCGATGCACTGTTATCGGAAATCTTCATTCAGACGAATAATGTTCTTTCCCTAAATACCACGCTTGAAACTGAACGGCTCAACTACATTGACCAATTGGAAGAGTCAATGGATGAGACGCTGAAAGTTCAGTCGTACAACTATTTCAAGACAACTATGCTTCCTAATTTCCGTCAGGGTTGGAGAAATCTTGAATGGGGAAACATGGTGCAACTTTATCCGAACAGCGCATATCTTGCTGCTCGTTCTCACGGTAAATGCTTTGCGAGAGGCACACGGGTGCTGATGGCTGACTTTTCCGTAAAGAATATAGAGGACATCTATCCCGGAATGGAAGTGATGGGGTTAGACTTCACTCCCCGAAAGGTTCTGACACGACATATCGGTCGTGCTCAGATGTTCAGGGTTGAGCAGGAGAATGGTATGCCGTATGCCGTGAATCGAGCGCACACGATGTGCCTCTTTGACACGAAGCGGAAGAAGTATGTCGAAATAGAAATGGGACAATTCCTGAAATATCCTGTCAAGAAGCAAAGGCGGTTCCAGGGGTACAGGGTGTTCTCTTACGATAAGCCTGTATTCGAGCGTGGGAATATAACGGTTGAACCTATTGGGGAAGAGTCTTATTACGGGTTTATGTGCGATGGTGACCACCTGTTTCAGTTAGAGGATGGTACAGTCGTTCACAATTCCTACGAGTTCTGTATGGCGTTTCCGCTGTGGAGATTATACAGTTACCGACGTCCGACGTTTATGCGACCTGATATTCCTGACAATAAAAATCGCCAGGAAACCTGTATTATTACGAACACGGAGAAACTGGGTAAACAGCACATCGACAAGGTGGTTGAGGAAATCCGTGTGAATGAGGCTTTGGCAGCGAAACTGAACCCTACTGGAAAGGCTTCGCTGGCAGCGACAAGTATTGAGTGCGAGAACGGGACGAAACTTCACCTCCGTGGAAAAGACGGGTTTATTCGTGGTCTTCACGTGGGGGCAGCAGTCAGCGATGACTTACCAGACGAGAGTAGTATCTATTCGCTTGAACAGCGTGAGAAGTTGAGAGACCTGTTTAAAGGTGCTATCACTCCTATCGTTGAGCCGTATGGGTATAACATCGTTGATGGTACACCGTATCAGCAAGAGGACTTGTATGCCGAATTAAAGAAAGACCCAAAGTTCCGTGTCTTTGAGTACCCAGCCATATTCCCGGACGGTCGCCTGTTGGCTCCTGACCGTTTTACGTGGGCAAAACTTATGGAGGAAAAAGCGTCTCTGGGGACGCTCGTATTCTCTCGTGAGTATTTGGTCGTACCTATTTCCGACGATAGTACAATCTTCCCTTGGGAGATATTAAAGAGGAGTACAATCGGGATGGAAAACATCAGGCTCGTAGATAACATAGAGTCGTTCCCTATCAAGTTACAGAGGGTGGTCATGGGTTGTGACTTTGCTGTTTCGGGAAATGTGGGAGCCGACTATACTTGTTATACAGTTTGGGGGAAGGATGTCCAGGGGAATTATTATCTCCTCTATATATTCCGGGAAAAGGGATTGTCGCATAATGAACAGATACAGAAGATTGACCTCCTGAACAGGGTGTTTAAGCCAAACGAGATAGTTGTAGAAAACAACGGCTTTCAAAGTATATTGGCGGATATGTGCGTCCAGATGGGTATCAAGAATATTACACCGTTCACGACGACCTCCGGGAATAAGAAAGACCTGAGAACAGGGTGGGCATCACTTGCAGCGTTATTTGAGAGAGGTGTAATCAAGTGTCCGTATCATCCTGACACGGCTGCTAAGATTGACCAGATGTTTGGGGAGTTCAACTCAGTTGCGTTTCGCAGCGATAAGGGAACTCTTGAGAGTATCAGTGGGCACGATGATACCGTGTCCTCCTCTTTCATGGCGATTAACAAGTTGCGAGAGAGTACAGTAATGATAAAAATTGACGCAGTATAAATTGAAAAGATATGGCAAAAAAGGTTGATGCGATTCTCAGCCCGAATTTCGTGGAAGAGATGTTAAGATTGGCTTTTGCAAACAAACAGTTTGCGGAGTTGGTCGTAGATAATCTCGATTTAAGTAACTTTCCCCGAGAATTGGGAGGTTGTAAGGCGATGCTGAAAGTGTTGGCAGACACGATGAAGAAAACGGGTAATCTGGCGACGTTTGGTATGGTGGAAATGACCTTCCCTAACAACGAGGAAGTTTCAAAGAAGATTGCTGAGGTCAAGGGAATTAAACTTCCAGAGGTGGAACCTATGACACGGCAATTGGAAACCTTTATTAGACGTCAGACATTTGTCGCTACTCAGCACGAAGTGTCGGATATGTATAATGAAGGGAAGCCAGAGGAAGCGATGCTTCTTCTTGAGAAAAGAATGGCGGAAATAAACGCTTTTTCCTTAGATAAGTTCCGAGGAAAGTTTGTACGGGTGTACAGGGATTTCTATCGTAACATAGGAACGGCACAAATGAAAGCCGAGGATGAAACACGTCGGGCAAAGATACCGACAGGAATATCAACGATTGACGAAATTACTGATGGGGGAATTCCTCGCCAGGATACCGTTCTCCTAATCATGCGTTCCGGTGTTGGTAAATCCACGGCTCTTAAATACTTTTCTTGGTATAATACATCAATCGCTCACAATCACTGTCTTCACTTTCAGTTAGAGGGTGGTCGTGATGAGGCGGTTGTTAAGTTTGACCAAATGTTGGCGAACACTACCTATGCGAAAATCATGAGGGGTGATGTCAGCGATGAGACCCGACAACGTATCTCAGCACTCATCAAGAGGGCACAAACGGTGAACAGTGATATTGACGTGTACGCTTCTGAAGAGATGATGGACATGACGATAGCCGACTTGGTGGCTGCGATAGAGGACTATAAGAAAGAGTATGGGTATTATCCAGACTTGGTTACGGTCGACTCTATTGACCTGTTATTGACAGGGGAAAACAAGAAGATTGACTTTGACCCGAACTTCATCAAATACAGGTTACAGAAGTGTGCCCAGCGATTAAAGGATATCGCGAAGAAATACGACTGTGCCGTAATCACAGCAACCCAGACGGGAGACGTTCCTATTGAAGTGTGGAACGACCCAACACGGGTAATCACTCGTCAGAATACAGAGGGCGACCGTACACTTATCAAGCCATTCTCGTTCGTGTTTACAGGTAACATCACAATCGAAGAGGGTAAACAGAACATGGCTCGTATCTATTGTGATAAGTTACGAAACTACCGAAACAATGGTATCATCATTCGAATCCCTACTAATTACGAGAACGGCTTCTTCTACGATATATCACGTTCAACAATCGTTGAGCAGGTGTTGGATATGTCGGCTCTTGACAGGCTTGAGAGCCGTCGCAGCCGTAAAGGTAACGGAGAAGCAGCCGTTGGGGAGAAGAAGGAGCGAGTAGAGATAACACCAGGAGTGTACGGAACAAAGGTAGTTGTCGAGGGCGAAACGGCTGCGCAGGAGCCACAAGAGACGTTGAATAAGCGACAGACTAAACAGTCACTCAAGGAATATTTAGCAAACAAGGGTGTACAGGAAACTCCGAAGACAACGAGGAAGCCTGTACCTCGCAAGAAATAATTTCGTTATGCGGTACGATAAGGAACAGATAATCGCTGATTTCAATCTCACGCCATTTGGTTCACAGGGGTGGCTCACGAATAAGGATATGGACTGTCCTTTCTGCGGAAAAGCAGGGAAGTGGGGTATCATCTTTAACATGAATGGCGTGGCGACGTTCCACTGTTGGAAGTGTCCTCGTAAGGTATCCGTCTATGAGTTCCTCAAGAAACTCGGTAGAACAGACCTCGCGAAACGCTCCTATACAGTTAAGCCGAATGAACTTGAGAACTGTCCAAAGATAGGTGATATTCAGGGGGAGACATCAAAGTGGATGGAGGGTGATGCGGAACAGGTACAGGAAGAAGAATTAAAGCCTGTTACTCTTCCGTTACGGCTGAAACCGCTTGTGGATGATGAGTACCTGAATAATCGTGGGTTCCGACCTGAACACTATGCGGAGTTCGAGCCTTCCTATACCAATACACCGTTGGAAGCGAAGTTGAAGAACTTCATCATTTTCAAGATGAAAGTCAACGGAGTGTGTGTGGCGTGGTGGGCACGCAGTAGGTATTCGAAGGAATGGCACAAAGAAAATCTTGAGGCATACAAGCGTCACGAGGCTGACTTGGTGTTACGTTACAGGAACTCCGAGAACAACTTTCAAGACCTGTTAGGGGGTTGCGATGAGATAGTCGAAGGGAAGACGGAAACGGTTATTTTGGTTGAAGGGATTTTTGATTATGTAGGAATTTCAAATCTTTTGAACTTAACAGAAAAGGATTGGCTGAAATGTTGCTTTACTTTTGGGAATTCTATTGGTCGGGGACAAATTGATATGCTTTTGAAAAAGAAAGTGAAGAATATAATTCTTTTGTACGACTATGGAACAATAAAAGAAAGTAAAGAAGCAGCCTTGAGAATGAGGGATTTATTTGATTCAGTTTGGGTTGCAGCAATTAGAACTCCAGGAGTAGACCCCGGAAATATTTCAATTGAAGAACTTGAAGATGTTTTGAAAAATGTTGAAGACCCGTTAAATTTTTATTTGGGAAAGTTATGATTCAGAAAGGCTTCATATATTGTGTGACGTGTCTGGAGACGGGGAAACTGTACTTCGGGCAAACGATGCTCTCTATAAGGAGTCGTTGGAGACGGCATGTTCTTTCTTCTCAGCGAGGCTCCGACCATAAGTTCCACCGAGCCATACGAAAGTATGGTGAGGAGAACTTCCTGGTCGAAGAGGTGATGTTCGTGGAGGCTCCTACGAAAGAGATTCTGAAGAAGAAACTTGACTATGTTGAAATGAGGCTTATAAAGCGGTTCAACACTAAGATTGACGGGTACAATTCAACAGATGGTGGGGATGGTTTAGTAAATCTTTCTGAAGAATCACTTGCTAAAATCAGCAAAGCCTTGAAAGGTAGAAAATTTTCGGATGAGACTTTGAAAAGAATGAGCGATGCTGCTAAATTACGAATTGGGGAATTAAATTCGAATTTCGGAAATCATAAACTTTCTGGAAAGAATCATCCATTATATGGAAAACATCATTCAGAAGAAACAAAAAGAAAAATATCAGAAGCGAATTCGGGAAAACCTGGATATCAAAATAATTGTAGAAAAGTATTTCAATATTCGAAGGATGGAATATTTATTAAAGAATGGAATACTATAATTGATATCAAACGAGAACTGAAATTGAATGGGCATACTTTAAGGAAAAGACTTGAGGATGGTTTGCCTTATCGAGGATATTTATGGAAATAAAAATTTGAGCAATTATGGACAAAGTAAGAGAAGAAACCTGTGAGGACAAAGGACTGCGCCACAGACAGTTTTTGACACGGCTTCAATTGGAGTATCTGACTCACAAATTACGTTCCTCTATATATCGTAATGGAACGTATGCGTCAGTTGCAGCGGATATTGCTAAGAAGAAGCGGTTGAAGATTATTGAGTTGAGTGTGAAATTCAACGTCGACAGTATATTCACTCCTGGATATAATGTGGCGGAGTTCGTCGAAAAGAATTTCTGGGGAAAGAAAGGTCTTCCAGCGTTTCAGTACAAAGACGAAGAACAGAGGAGAGTTCAGGGAAATTATGACCGTTGGTACATTCTTTACAGGGATACCAAAGTCCTGTACAAAGGGACAATAATGGAGGTCGTAAGTAACAATCCTGCTAAGGAGGAAGTCAAAATTCGAGGCTCGAAAGGTGATTTTCTCGTTAAATATAATGACATCACAATTATAAACAATTTTGATTGGTTGTAACATTCATTTTAATCATTTACAAGTATGAAATTGAAAATCGTAAACAAGAGCACAAATGCTCTGCCGGAGTACAAAACTTCAGACAGTTCGGGTATGGACTTGCGTGCCTATCTTCCCGAGGGTTCAATCACGTTGGCTCCGATGGAGCGTAAAATCATTCCTACTGGTTTGTACATGGAAATCGAACAGGGGTACGAGGGTCAGGTGAGACCTCGAAGCGGTTGCGCTGTTAAACAGGGTCTGACCGTAATCAATGCTCCGGGAACCATTGACGCTGACTATCGTGGGGAAGTAGGTGTTCCGTTGATTAACCTGTCAACAGAACCACAGACAATCGAAAATGGCGACAGAGTTGCTCAGATTGTCTTCGCTCCGTATGCGAAAGTCGAGGAAATTATCGAAGTTTCTGATGTCAGTGAAATGACTGATACAGAACGAGGTGCGGGAGGTTTTGGTCATTCCGGCAAAAAATAATTTCGATTTTTCGCGAGAAAGTCAAAACTTATTCGAGATATTTACATTATATTTGTACCGAGATAAGTGATAAAACATCACTGAAAATAAAATTTTAACTAATAAAGTAAAAACGATTATGGCAAACAATGCGTTGGCACTTCGTATGAAGTACAGAAAGTTCACTGCTGAACAGTTGAACGAAATCATTGAGAATGAAAACTCAAGTGAATTGGAAGTTAAGGTGGCTCAAGAGTTCCTTGACAAGTTAGGTGGTGAAGCCGAAGAAAAACCTGAAAAGGCTGCTCCTGCCAAGAAAGCCGCACCGAAGAAGGAAGACAAAAAGGTTCCTGCGAAAAAGGCTGCTCCTAAGAAGGAGGAAACCGCTGATGACGACCCAGACCCTGAGGATGGTTCACCTGAAGCAGCAATGAAGCGTCAGAACAAACGCAACTCTACCTACCAGTCAGAGGAACAACTGACTCCAGAAGAGGAAGAACGCTTGGCAAAGGCTGAATCCGAGTACGAGGAACGTCAAAAGAACCGCAAGACTCCGTCTAAATCAGACAAGTCTATGAAGGAAAAGAAGTCAGCGAAAGCCGACAAGACTCCTCGTGAAACAAAACGTCAGAACCTCGAAGAATCAGAAGAAATTCCGGGACTGAAAGTAGGTTCGAAAGTTACCCTGAAAGGTGAGGACGCTGTTGGTGAAATCACTCGCCTGTACAAGTCCGGAGACGGCAAAGAAAAGTGTATGGTCAAGTTCGGTGACGATAAGCCTATCAAGAAACGTGTAACAGCGTTGGAACTGGCTGAGGACGCCAAACCTGCACCCGCAAAGAAAACTCCAAAGAAGAAGTAAATGGTTGACGGAGAATCCATAGTATTGGTTAAAGGTATCTCGGGGAGTGGTAAATCTACAAGGGTTTATCTCTTCCTCGAGTTCCTCGAATCATTAGGTATGAAACTCCACCCATACAAGTTTAAGACACTTGACGGGAAGGAAAAGGAAGTCGGAGTTTACTCCGAGGACTTCAATATGGTTTTCGTTGGGAAATTCTATGAGAATGGCGGTATCCGACGCTGGCAAGGTTACGACAGTATGACGTCGCGACTGTGCAAGGCTGAGGGTCTATCCTACTTCTTGAAGGAAACGTCTAAGGCAGGGCATGGAGTTTTGATTGATGGTGCAGGAACAACTGTATCATGGCGATTGCGTCCCTTGGATTTATGCGGAGAGAGTGAGTTTACGAACATTCTCCATGTCAGGTATGATTACCGTGACGACCAATGGGATGAGTATTGTGCTCGGATAGCATACAGGTCTGGCGAGCCTCCTAAGGGGGATTGCATGTGGCGAAAGCACAGAACCTTTATGCACGACTTCGAAAAGGCTCAAAGAGAGGGGGAAGAGGTAAATGAGGCTGGCGGTTGTGTGGTACTTCATGACCAACCGTATGACGCTCCGGTCTGGGACTTGGGTGTTCATATTTTCAACTTCTTTGGGCTGTCAGAACTATGTGAAGAGTTCGTGGCTTTCTGTAAAGCGTCGGACTACATTGAAAAGAACTCGTTTGTTGAATTTCAAAAGGATAAATGATTCATAAAGGTTACATATATTGCGTCACCTGTCTGCCCACTGGGAAACTGTACTTTGGACAGACAATTCGTTTGATTGAAGAACGTTGGAATCGGCATGTCAATGAATCATTTTCAGGAAGTAGATACAAGTTCCACTGAGCCATACGAAAGTATGGTGAGGAGAACTTTATCATTGAAGAGGTTCTGACTGTTTCCGCTCCTACTGAAGAAAGGCTCAAAGCCAAACTTGATTATATCGAGAGGCGGTTGATAAAGCGGTTCAACACTTTTAGAAATGGCTATAATATGACATTGGGAGGTGAAGGACAACTTGGAAAGGTATTTTCTGAGGAATCAAAACGAAAAATGTCAGAGGCAGCAAAGAAAAGATGCACACCTGAATTTCGGAAAAGAAAGTCTGTGTTGATGAAGAATTTGCGTCAAGATGAATCTTTTGTTCAAAAGCAATGTGAAGCATCACGAAATGCGTTGAGAAATCCTGAACTTCAGAAGAAGATGGGATTAAGTCGTAGAGGAAAGCCGTTGTCTGAAGAGCATAAGCGAAAGATTGGTCGGGCAGTAACAGGTGAGCGCAATGGTATGTATTTAAGAAAGTTTGTATATGAAAAATAAAGAAATATTTGTCCCGAAGCCAAACGAAAATTTCCCTCATTATTTATATTGGATATGTGAGCGGATGAACATTTTTTGGAAGAAATACAACGGAGACCCACAGCCTTGGACAGCCGACCCGATTTTGCAAAATTACAAATTTACTTCGGTGTATCGTTGCCTTGACCGTGTGAGTCAATACCTGTTGAGCCGTGTGATTTACAATGGTAAAGAATACGAGCCAGAGGATATGTTCTTTCGCATATTGCTTTTCAAGCATTTCAATAAGAACGAAACGTGGGATTTGTTGGAAAAGGAGTTCGGGGACATCACCTACGAAACAGGCTTGGAAAACATAGCGAAGTTCTTGGATAAGGTAGTTGACAGTGGCGACACGATATACGGTAATGCATACATCGTGAATTGCTTCTTTTATCAGTATCCCCAATATAAGCACATAACAGGCATGAGCAAACATCGTGCTCACTTCCGTATCTTTGAGGACGAAATCTTTCAGAACGGACATCTGTATGACTTCTTAGAGGCGAAGACCTTTGAGGACTTGTATTGGGTTTTCAGGAATATGAAAATTTACGGGGACTTCACGGCTCAGCAATATTGCATTGACCTGAATTATTCACCCCTGTTCAACTTCTCGGAAAACGATTTTGTCATCACGGGTCCAGGGTCGCTGAAAGGTATCGGCTGGACATTTGACGGAGCGTCCGGGAAGCGTTATGACTATGTGGGCACTATCAAGTGGGTTCACGATAACTTTGAAAGGCTGATGGGTGACTTCTGTGAAAAGACAGGTATGAAGTGGAACCCGTTACCGTGGGAGCCTGTTCCTACTCTTACAAATCTTCAGAACTGTTTCTGTGAAACATCGAAGTTTGCAAAGGGGTTGGGAGCGTCCTTTAACAAAGGTAGAAATGAACGTATCAAGCACACCTACGAAAAGAGTCCGAAGAAGATTGAGTTCGTCTTCCCCCCGAAGTGGAATGCTGAGTTGCCCAAGCCAGGAGAATTATTAATCGATTAAATCAAGAAAGACTTATGTATTTTCAAGCAGAAAATTTGAGTAGTGCGCTGGTGCTACTTTGTAAGGAGTTGATGGATAAAGGGATTGACGTTACCCGAAGAGGGTTCGAATGTCGTGAGTTCCCTGGAGCCGTCCTCATTGAGATAACTAATCCGACCGACCGCTATGTTCGTGTTCCGGAGCGTAAATGGAACAAAACATTGGGGTGGATTGAGTCCCTGTGGTTGGCTCGTGGGGATAACAGTCTTGAGATGCCTGCTTCCTACGTGAAGAACCTTGTAAACTTTTCAGATGATGGGAAGTTCATGAGAGCGGGATATGGACCCAGAATACGTCGTTACGGGGACAATTTTGATTCGATGGTAACATTGTCCGGAAAGTTACTTCCGCGACAGTATAAGAACGGTAAAACAGACGAAAACGGTCGTTATTCAAAATTGAAGGCTCCCGGACTGTATCAGAACGTGACTGACCAGTTACGGTTCGTCATTGAAAAGTTCAAGCAGGACATCGATACCCGTGAAGCGGTTATCACAATTCACGACCCTATCTCTGACAACTTCAATCAGAATGAAGAGGACGGGGAAAAGGCTCCATTGCTCCTCACAAAGGATACACCGTGTACCCGTTCAATCCACTTCATGATAGTGAATGGAAAGATGAACTGTTACGTGGATATCCGTTCGAATGACCTTATCTGGGGGTTCAGTGCGGTGAACGTGTTCAACTTTACATTGATGCAAGAGTACGTCGCAGCGATAGTGGGCGTGCCTGTCGGGAAATATTACCACAAGGCAGACAATCTTCATGTCTATAAGGACTTCATTCCGTTGGCTGAAGAAATCGCTAAAAGAGACCCAAATTCGTATCCGTCCGGAGTAAACTTTTCCTATAAGACGACGTTTAAAACTTTAGAGGAGTTCGATGCGCTTATCGCTCAGTTGAGCCAGTTCGAAGAAAACTGTCGTAACAGTGAAAACCGTACAGAACAGGACTTCGAGTTATTGCGTACGGATATTGAAAAGTTTGAAGATGAGATGTTCTCTGACTGGGCAAAGGTTATCTTCCGTTATTGGACAAAACAGTTGGTAGAGTTCCGGAACCCGTTACTGAACGAACTGTTCATCGGATAAGAATTATTCACTAAAATAAAGACGATTTAGTTATGAATTTCAAAAAGATTGACATCCTGTTAGGGATGAAAGACATTCAGAGGTTGCCTAATACCCCCCATCACAGGGGGTACAACCTCTTGGAGCATGGGTTGGTGGTAGGCATGTTATTTCGTTGGTTTGCCTCAGAAGAGGACGTTGCCTACGACATCAACGTGTTTGACAAGGTGTTACTCCACGACTACGTGGAAAGTGTTACAGGCGACCTCAATGCGTGCGTAAAGAAATTCAATGAGAACACGGCTGCGGCATGGGATATCATTGAATACGAAATCTGTCATGGCGACGTGAACCTGTTGCCGTATTCCGATGAAGAAATTAAGAAGACAATGACTGACCTCCAGTACCGTCTTTTCAAGACCTGTGATTATTTGGACTTATGGATATTCTGTAAGAACGAACAGGCTCTGGGAAACACGTCCAAGAAGTTATTGACTTGTATCACAAACTGCGAACAACTGTTGGAGAAGTACACGGACGGCTGGAAACTCTTCAAAAGTGTTCAAAAATTCATGAATCAATATGAGCCTTAAAGGAAAGATATATGGCTTGGTAGGGGTTATTGGCTCCGGTAAATCGTACCAAGCAGAAGCACTTATGGTTGGTGCTGCGTGTGAAGAACGACCCATGATTATGGGAGATTTCAGTGAAGGAATTCGCCAGACGTTGATGAACATCTTTACAGGGGAATCAAAGAAGATTGACTGTACGGGTGAAGCGTATGTGAAGTGGAAACAGTTGAGCAGCGACATCTTGTTACCGTTCAAGCCTCAAGAAGAGTCTCCTAATATTCTTGACTCGGTGCGGATTAAGGGTCGTGAACTGTTGCAGCACACAGGTGAATATCTTAAGTCATTGGCTGGGGAAGATGTATGGGCACGTTGGACGGTAAACGCTGTTACAAACAGTTGGGCAAAGATGTCTGAAGAAGACGCTCTTATGTGCGATATCGTATTCGGTTCATTACGTTTTGACTGTGAGGCTGAGGCTATCTTTAAGGTTGCCGAGGCGACAGGCAAAGAGGTTCAGATATACTTCTGTGATTATCATTCGGATTCCTACGAATTGAATGACCACATCAGTGAGAAGTTTGCTCAATACTTCCTGTCGTTAGGGTGTAAAGATGGTGACGATATAACGGAACTTGTTAAGCAGAAAATCAATGGATAAATTCAAAGAATATCTTGAGAAGAATTTAATGGACTTCGCTCCTATTTCTGACTATGTGGTCGAGATAGGAGGGAAGACCTTTGAATTGTATCAGCCAGCGTATGACGGTGCGCTGTTTGATGACGGGTTCAACTTTGTAGGTATTCCTGCCGACCCGAAGCGTAAAGGCTCAGGAGAGGAATCCGTCGAAACATCGTGTGACTTCTACGCATTCAGTTTCGGAGGGGTGTATTATATGCTCGCCAAAGGTAAAGAGAATGACGTGAAACTCACACGGTTGAAATATATCGGTCAGGCGAAACAGGAAATTGAGACCCCTGTATTCTTGGGAGTTCATGGTCAGTATGAAATGATGTCCGGGACGGGAACGTATGCCGACTGGTGTAAGAAGGCAAAGTTCCTTGGGGTGAAGACGTTGGGTATCTGTGAAAAGAATTCACTTGCCGGAGCATTGAAGTTTCAAGCGGAATGCCAGAAGAACGATATCAAGAGCGTGATTGGTATGGAGTGTGTGGTATATGACCAGCCTCGGGATTTCCGCTTCACTGTTAAGGTGTACGCAAGGAATGATAAGGGTTGGCGAGACCTCCTCACTATAAACAAGTTCATCAACTGTGACAATCCGAAGTACATCGGTCTTGAGGACTTCAATAAAATCACCACTAACAATGATGATTTGATTATGTTTCTTGACCCGAAGACAACGGATTACGACAAGTTGAAAGACTTGCATATAGACGCTGTCGTTTATCAGTTAGACCCATGCGAATATGTAGATGATAACCGTGACGAATGGTATCTGACGAACCTGAAGAAATTCTTCAAGGACAAGAACCTGTTACCCGTTCCGTCGGTTGATGCGTGGTATCTTGACGAGGAGTACAGTTGTATCAGACCTCGCTTACATAGTATCGGGGGAACAACTGCCTACGAGAGCGATAATCAATACTTCAAATCGAACGACCAACTGTTTGTTGAGTTGGCTCAAATGTTCCCGGATACCGAAGAAGGGTTTATGGACGTGTACAGCCGTTTCATGGAAGGGTTGGAATTCCTTGAAAACATTGCTGAGGCGATAACCTTTGTCATCGACGTAAAGAAGAGACACTTGCCTCACTATAAGATGACGAAGGAAGAGGCGAAGCAGTTCGAAACAAATGAAGACCTCTTTTGGTCTCTTATAGCCGACGGTCTTGAGCGTCACCCAGACCTCATTGAGGATTGGGGTGAAGATGTCATTATGGAGCGAATAGACCGAGAGGTGGGTGTTATAAAGTTAGGGGAAGCAATTGACTACTTCCTAATTACTTGGGACATTATCAATTGGTGCCATCGCAACGGTATAATGACAGGTATCAGTCGTGGTTCGGCTGGTGGTTGTCTTGTTTCCTACCTGTTGGGGATTACCAAGTTAGACCCAATGAGATACGACCTACTCTTCGAGCGTTTCCTGAACGCAGGACGTGTTAAGGTATCACTCCCTGATATTGACTGTGATTATCCTGGCGAAGACCGTCCCCGTGTGAAGAAGTACATGGAAGAACGGTACGGCTGGAAACAGGTATGCTCCGTGGGAACTTATAGCGCATTACAGTTACGAGCAGCCATCAAGGATATGGCTC